AATCACAAAGATACTGCCTGTATTCTTCAGCCTAAGGAATTTTTTCAAATTAATTTCTTCTTTTATTTTCTTCATGCTGCTCATTCACATCCTCTAAATCCCAATTTATCGTTCATCCCTAACCTCTATAATTTCACCTACAAAAACAATATGTGGTTGCCAGCCTCCATTGAAATCGGGATAGACTTTTGGCATGGAAGCATAATACTCCTGAACTTCAGTTGTAATATCCTCTTTGGAAAATTGATGCTGATACAACTTTTCGCAAAGAAATGTTAATTTTGCCTCTTTATAAGTCACTCCCTGACCGATTTCAATAGGAGTCAGTCCTGCAGGATTGGTTGTCACCCTTTTTCATTTTCCCAAAATCATCCCAAAATGCCTGACATCTAATCCACTGTCTCAAATTGTGACATCTAATCCGAGGTTACAACCTGACATACATTTTGCAGTGGATATGTTTTCATTTAAGAAAACCGAGCTTTTCAGAAGTCTGGCTTCAAATCCAAACCTCCAAAAAAGCCTGGAAATACGCCATTTTCTGGCTCTTATTTATCTTTCATTGACAGCAAACAGACCGTCTCCACATGGCACGAGATGATAAGAAGTACGTCTTTATCAGATTTTCCCTATTTTTTCCCACTCTCGTTTGTGGGAATATATCCACTACCATTCTGCGTGTCCGTGGAAACATATCTATGAACAAGCCAAAGAACATTTCAATCAAATTGACACTTCTTCATTTTTTCAGTTTTTTCTCCAGGCATTGTGCCATATATGATAGTAATATCCATATCCTTTGTTGCTGAATATATTGTAGGATACAACTGTCTTGTTTTTGATAAGTTCTTGTTTGTCCGATGATATTTATCCTCTGGTAGCAAAGGATTCTTTGCATGAGCAACTTCCCAATTTGTAATTCCAATTGGAAATATTCCATCACTATCTGTATCTATTCTATCGTACTTCAAAACAGTTTTTCTTACACAATCTGATAAGATATATTCGGATGGAATTCTATTATTTAAGTGATTCACAAAATCCTTTATGCTAAATTTCCCTTTACCTCTTCCAATGCCAAAATAATCTACAAATTCTTTGTATTTCTCATTTCCTTCTATAGTAAAACGATACCCTTTCTTTATCGGAATGGACAATGTATCGCCGTGACCTCTTTTTATAAAAACCATTTTCCAAAGTTCTGAATCTCTTGTATCAAAAATTACATCTGATACTATATCATTATATTCATATTCAAATGTACCAATTTGCACATTGATTTTTAGCATAGATCGATAAAATATTTTTAGCCCTTCTATACTACCACTATAAAAAAATTCCATACACTTCATCCTAATAATTCTCCTAAAATCCAATTATAATTTTCCATACTTATCAGAAACCATTATCATAGAGTTTCAATCATCATTCCTCTTCTTCATTTGGAAACATTTCATAAAACAACTTTCTAAACGGCTCATTTAAAGTAGCCGAAACAAGTGAACTCCATATTCCAACTTCAATGCCTGAACCTTCAACACACCAGATTTTATAATGAATATCTGAGTATTGATTTATACTGATGTGCTGATTATTTGATGCATCTGCATATTTCAATGTATATATTTCTTTTTTGTACTGGTTCACAGAAAAGTCAATATGAGTAAACTTGCGCTTGCTTGGAAAATATTTTGCATGAATAAAATTTAAAGTTATAATGTCATCACTATCCAATAATTTATCTGGATTCCACAGCTCTTCTATTCCAATATGAAAGAAAGTATTCCCATCTTCTTTATCACGAGTAATTGTAAGTAATAATTTATGCAAACTATCCGGGTCACCATGTACTACTGTTTCCTGCCCATAAACAAGTTGTTCTATTTCTCCCCATACAAGTTGTATTCCACGAAATCTTTGAGAATCCATAGTAGCAGTTTCAACTTTTTTCTCACTCAAAACAGAAACATGTTTATCACATCTCATCTTAATAGAAACATTAGGTAACATTGATAATATTTCAACAGTTAATGGCATTGAAGCAGCTGTTTGCCCTATACTTCCATCCAAGAAGAGATTATATAAGTAATATTTGCCATCAATCTCAAATCCTTGTCGCCCAAACTTTGCATCTGTAACATCACTTAATCCATACTTATCTGGTTCTCTCTCTAAATCCTCATGTTTCAAAATTTCTTGTAAATTTTGAATAGATATCATTTTTTCTTGTATTAAATAGCATCCAAACGCATATAAAATCTCAGGAAGATTGTCTAATTCGAAATAATCACTAAACTTAAGATGATTACCTAATACATTCCACAGAATGGTAGCATCATGCTTATCTGAATTTTTTGGCTTTAGTACTCGAAATCCAGCATACCAAAAGTCACCGTCAAAGCACAGAGACAATAGTTCTTCAATATCAACATTACACTCTTCCCAAATTTTCAGTTCATCCTCTACTAAATCCATTAAAAAAGCTGGTATACTGCCATCATATTGACGAAATAAGTTCCACGTACCTGAAGGTCTATGTTTTAGATAAAAATTTGGTATATAAGCATATTCTATTCCACCATGAGGTGCTTTTTTCATACATCGTAAATAATAATTCGCATACCAAAAGGAATCTAATTCTATGACTCTATCAATAAAATACGATAAGTCTTTTTCCATATTGCTTTAACACGCTCCTATATATATACAATTAAATCTACTCATCTTGTGGTGTTCTCAGTGTTTCAACCCAATTATATGTTTCGTTTTTATATTTTTCGTAAAACTCACCTCTATCATTGTAATGATGTCCTGTTAAGTTAGGTCTGATGTCATCTCTTACAGAAAGAATTAATTTCTCATCAGCCTTATTATCCACCAATGACATCATTGCCAGAACATACCCAGCATATAATCCATCCAAATATCCATCTTGATGAAAATTAGCAATTAGTAGTTCATCCGTAAGTCCACTATACCCTTTTGGAACAAGCCCCTTTTTATACAGTTCCTGGGACCACTCCGCTACTATCTCATCCACTATCTCCGGCTTGTCTGTCATTTCTTTTATTTTCATTTCTATTTTATCTGGCAGTTCAGGAATCTTGTCTTTTATTTTTTGAGAAAATACTTTAATTAGCAAGTTAACAATATCTTTTATTTCATCCTTTGCAACCAATTTTGCATCAGTTACAATATCCTCACAAAAATGTGCTGTATTCTTATTATCTTCCATGCTTTACCTCCAACTCTTAATTGTCATTGTAACCGTTCCTGATGGTATCTAGGCACTTCTTCCAATACTGCTCACGTTCCAAAATTTTTATCGGATCATAGGATAACCCAAAATACTCAAGCAACGTATATGTAAAATACTTCTCGAAATACTCATCACCTTTTTGTTCATATAAGGCAATCAGTTTCTTATTTCCACCGTGCTTGGAATCGAGGTAATTACCCCATCTTTGAGCAACGCCCCCCTCTCCCGTAGCCGAGCCAATATACAACTTTCCGGTATGAGTATCTGTCAAACAGTACACACCCGTTATTTTCTTTAATGCCTCATAATATGTAGGAAGGATTCTTCCGTTAAAGATATCATCTAAACGGTGATAGGGAAGATGAACCCTGTCGTATCCTTCAAAGGTTTCACCACTATACAAACACGGCAATATTTCTTTTACGGTAGCCTGTTCAAGATACTTGCTAAGATTAAAAACATATCGTGAGAAGGTGTTACCTTTCTTACACTTGATAATCAGTCTTCCAAACAGAGGTACATACTTTTCAAGCACATTTGCTGTTGCCCACTCATCAGCTGGTACTTCCACTATCTCTGCTGCCGAAATCAACAACCACTCGTCATCCGTCATTCTTGCAAAACTGAACACCCATTGTCCGGGATAAAAATTTCTCTGCTTTCCATACCATCCCCAGTAGGAACAATCTGCACAAGTACCGGATGCTTTTTCAGTTTCACTATGTTTGAGCCAACGGTCAAGAAACGGCTGTCCTCCACTGCCAGCTTGCATATTAAATTCTATTTTACTGTTATCTATCTCTTCCTGTGACAGGTTCAGTATTTGATTCAGTTTCAAATCCATAATCCCACCTCCCAGTCTTATTTTTTATGTTCTTCAATCCACTTAAGCAAATATGGTCTGTCATTATTTGCCCCCTTCTTCTCAAACCATTCACAACACATACGATAACATGTCCCATTGATTTCTATCGGCTTTGCATAATAATGAAGTGGTGTTTCTGACTCAGTTGCCAGCCTTAAAAGAGGGTACTGTAAGTCAAACTGCTGCTTGCTATACTCCGCTGTCTGCATTGCTTCGATTTCTTCATCTGATGCACATCCATCACACAGCATCCTTCCGAGTACCTTTTGAGCAAGCTGTCCAATTTTCAATTCCTGATAAACATCTGCATCTGTATAATCATACTCCGGAGATTCAGCCTTAGTAGTGGATGTATCACTTTTTGTCCTCTTTGCCGTTGTTTTAGCATCCGAAAACATTTTATACATTTGATAACTTCGCAAAAACAACTCCGATGTATCTGCAATTCCATCACTTACCAGTAAAATAGGTTTCAACACTAAATCGTTATACTCTTCATTAGCAATAATACGAAATGTAAAATCATATCCGCTATTTGCAAACAACTCATTCATTTCCGCAATACACGGTGTAAGGTCGGAAAGTACTGCCGGATTGATTTTAGGCGATGCAAAAATAATCTCTGCTTCCCTGGTAGATAAATATCCATGTAGACAAAATGCTGTTCTCGCACATTTCTCAAGCACTTTCATAACCGTAGTATCACGACTGCCATAGTTTAATCCCGCCTCATGAAACGCAACATCTACAGCATAATATTTCATATCATCCGGTTGGATGGATATTCCCAATACATCACATTCTCCCTGTTGCAATAACTGAGATAGGGATGCATTCCGCTTGAAAATTGCATAGCCGTATTTCTGTGAATAATGATTGTCCACTAATGCCATCAGTTCTTTTAATGCATCTGCATTGGACAATTGCCACTGTGATGATACTTTCCAATTGGTTTGCACGATTTGACACTCTTTCACATGACGCAACCATGAATAAAATAGTGATTCGCCCATTTCTATTTTCATATTCCATCTCCAATCAGTTCTACCTTATGCTCCAAAGAATACTGTCAATCTTTTTGATGTTTGATATCCCTTTATAATCTGGTAACACACGGTCAAATTCCCGGATGCATTCCTTTCCTTTTTCCGATTCCAGGAAATCTGCATACCACTTTTCCATATCAGCATAAAGAATAACCGCATTCTTCAATTTTTCTTTCTTTGTTGCACCTGTTAGTTTCATATTCAAATTCTGAACAACATATCGGTCCCATATTGGCTTTTCCGGAAGTATCGTTGCCAGCATTTTACTTGAAAAAGATGGTTCTATATTTCCGGTGCATTCAAAAAGATATGTAATGATATCCTCAAAAGTTGGTGTACCATTCTTCGCACTTTCAAAATATTCATAATAGAATTTTCTCCAGCTTTCATTGCGTCTTACTATATAAAATCCATTGAATGTGCGTTGGAAATCCATATCTGTAGCCACATTGGTATTATTTACTTGTTCCATAATGTATTGGTATTTATCAAGTCCCATACTTGATGCCAAGCGGTCTTGAAATACCTTACTGACATTAAAACTCATATCCATTGTATTTACCTCGCAAGACCACAATCTCAGCCTTCTCGTTTTACATAGGTCAACTCAATATCGTACCCAAGAGCCTCCAGCATCTGCACAAAAGTCTTATTTACAACACCATCCTGCTTTTTAATGATACGATTCACATACTGTCCGGTAGTTCCGATGGTTTCCGCAAGTCGAGCCTGTGTGGTTTCATTCTCTATACACTTTACTTTTACATCTACTTCTATATTATTTTTAACCATTTATTTGCCGCTCCCATTCGTAAGGCTTGTTAGTTCTAACACAAATAAGATAATTTATTATATCACGCACCCCCAAAAATTACAATATATGTGCATGACGTGCAGATGAATTTTTTGTAACAGAAAACACCCTGCATTTCTGCAAGGTGCTGACTGTAGGCATATTCTTTATCTTTTCACATCCACACTTGTGCCGGACTTAAATTCAACTGTGAATCTGTCCTCATAAACCGTGATTTTTTCAATCATTCGTCTGACCAGTGTTTCGTCATATTCTTCAATCTGTTTCGTCTGTTCTGCAAGGAACTGCTGCATCTCTGCTATCCGCTGTTTCAGACCCTCACGCTCCGCATTTTCAACCATTGCATTCTGTTTCAGTTCACGCAGGTGGTCTATTTCATCGGCAAGGTCATTATAGTCCTGCTTGGCATTGGCTCGTTTCAAAAGTTCCTTCTGTAATTCTTCCAACCTGGCATTGATGCTTTCCAGTGAACCATCATCTTCCAAAGCAAATACTGTGGCAATATTCGTTTCTAATGCCTCCAGCATTTCATCTTTACCACCAAGTACCATGTTAATGGCTTTTACCACTGCATTCTGTAAGTCGGTTTCCTGTATGGTAGGTGCATCGCAACAGCCAGGGCCATGTTCTACACGGTTTACGCAACGCCACACAATGGAATGTTTGCCCCGGTTGTTCCATGCAATCCTGCGATAAATATCTCCGCACTTAGAGCAGTAAACAATGCTGGAAAGTGCATACTTGCTGCTATAAACCCTTTTCTTGCGATTTTCCCCGCTATGCAGATTTGCCCGTCTGAGCATTTCTTCCTGCACCTGCATATAAATGTCACGGGGAATAATAGGTTCGTGGCTGTTTTCCACATAATACTGTGGAACAATACCATTATTCACAACACGCTTTTTGGTAAGGACATCCACCGTATAAGTCTTTTGAAGAAGTGCATCACCAATGTATTTCTCGTTTTTCAGGATTTTTTTGATGGTTTCCGGACGCCATTTGGTTTTCCCTGCTGCCGTGAGTATCCCATCCGCCTCAAGACCTTCTCCTATTTGTTTCAGGCTTGCACCCTGCAGGTATTCCCGGTAAATGCGTTTTATGATTTCTGCTTCATCCGGCTCAATAATAAGATGCCCGTTTTCATCTTTTGTATATCCCATGAAACGGTTGTGATTAACCTGCACCTCGCCATTCTGGTAACGAAACTGCAGTCCTAACTTTACGTTTTTGCTCAGGGATTCCGATTCCTGCTGTGCAAGACTGGCCATAATGGTAATGAGAACCTCTCCTTTGGAATCCATTGTGTTTATATTTTCTTTTTCAAAAAATACGGGGATATTCTTTTCTTTTAACTGCCGGATGTATTTCAGGCAGTCCAGAGTATTTCTTGCGAAACGGCTGATGGACTTGGTAATGACCATGTCTATGTTGCCCTCCATACATTCTTCAATCATCCGGTTAAACTCTTCACGCTTTTTGGTGTTGGTACCCGAAATACCATCATCTGCAAATATCCCGGCAAACTCCCAGTCATCATTTTTCTTTATGAGATTGGTGTAATGCTCCACCTGTGCATCATAACTTGTGGCCTGTTCATCGCTGTCTGTACTGACACGGCAGTACGCTGCGACCTTTAATTTCGGCTTTTCTTCCCTGTTCACGGTATTGCCGACACGCCTTCGTGCCGGAATAACTGTTATATTCTTACTCAACTTTTTCCACCTCGCTCTCTATCAGGCTGTATGCGTATTCCGCCTGTTCAAATGGATCTGAAAATTTTACAGGAACTTCCTTTAATGAAAAATGTGTATCTACTGTCACATCGGGGACTTTCTCCAGTTCCCGAATCCTGCCAAGCTTTCCTGCTCTTGCAATGCGTATTTCTTCAGCCTTATCAAATAATTCCTTTTCAATAATGGCGGGGTAATATTCATCTCCAAGGTAGTGTGTATTTCGGAGCATTCGCCCGGCACTGCCATGGAAAATTTGAAGTCCTGCTTTCTCTGCCGCTGTCTTAAGAGCAAGTCCTGAAATATAACCCTCGAATAAAGTTCTTACTCTCTCTGCCTGCTCCTCATCGATGACTGCTTTGCCGTCAACAATCTTGTATCCATATGGTATGTGTGGCATTATCCCACCAGCCTTTCTTTCAATTTTAATCCGCATTTCATCACAAAGATGATTTCATTCCTTGATACCACGGTGATACTTTCAACATGGGCAAGGAAAACATCATCATCATATTCCGTAAATGTCCTGCCTCCGGAAACAGCTTTAATCAGTTTTTTCAAAGCATCCACCTTCGTTCTGTCACCACTAACGGAATTCATAACATTGCTTTTCTCGTTCTGTAAACGATGCTCTTCCTGAACCAGCCTATTGTTTTCACTGTTAAAGAGTGCAGGCTCTAGCAGCCCGCTTGCCATAAGGCTTGTCAGCACCTGCCTTTGTTCCGTATTCTTTTCCAGTTTGTCTTCGTATTCCTGTATCTGCAACAGTCTGTCTTTATCATCCAACCCCTGCAGATTATGAAGTAAAGGCTTTAGCACAATCTGATGGGCAAATGCCAGTTTATTCATCATGGTAAGAAATGCAGCTTTGATACCTTCATCTGTGATGTATTTCATGGAACAGGAATTCTTGTCCTCAATATGACGTGTGCAGCACCAGGCTACATAATCGCCACTCGGTTTATAATGCATTCTGCGTTTGAACACTCCACCGCACTCACCACACCGAATCCTGCCGGAAAAACCATAACGGTTTTGGTAACGCTGTGTGTTTACCCCGTTACCTTTTTCTTTTCCACGCTGGTTCAGTACTTCATTGGCTTTTTCGAAGACCTCATGACTCACAATTGCCTCGTGATGCCCTTCACATAAATACTGGTCGCATTCCCCTTTATTCAAATGACGGGTAAAACTGCCGTCCGTATAGGTTTTCTGAAAAATGGCATCTCCCGTGAACTTTTCATTGCGGATAATGGCGTTGATGGTTCCGGGCGTCCAGTTACCACCTTTTTTACTTGCAACACCCCGCTCATTCAGTTCCTTTGCAATGGCGTGTGTACTTTTTCCTGCAAGTGTATCAGCAAATATCTGTTTTACAACTTCTGCCTGTTCCGGCACAACCACCATCTCACCGTTTTCATTCTTATATCCATACGGTGGGTAGGAAATGATAAAGGTTCCGTTCTGAAAACGTTTCTGTACAGACCATTTGCTGTTTTCGGAAATGGATACCGATTCACTCTCAGCAAGACTGCTCAAAATGGAAAGCATCAGCTCGCTCTCCATGGCACCCGTGTTAATGTTTTCTTTTTCAAAAATCACGGTTACCTTTAAATCCAGCAGTTTTCTTACCAGTTCCAGACAGTCTGTCGTATTTCTGCTGAATCGGCTGATGGACTTTGTAATGACCAGATCTACCATACCTTTTTCACAGGCATCCACAAGGGAAAGCAAACCATCCCTGCATTCCTTTTTCGTACCCGTAATGCCTTCATCATAATAAAGACCCGCATACTCCCATTCATCATTGGATTTGATATAATCCTCATAATGTGCTTTTTGTGCCTCAAGGCTGATAAGCTGTTCATCACTTGCCGTGGACACTCGGCAGTATGCTGCAACACGGATTTTTTTCTTCGTGGATAAGACCTTATTTTCCTCGATTTTTGTTATCCTTTTCATCATCTCACCTCGCTTTCGGTATGGACATATTCCCGTAAAAGTGCCGTAATATCAAGTCATTCAGGACATAATCTCCACCAGATACGGAGAGAAAGTTTTGCGATTCTTCTCTGTTATCTTGTCAAATTCATCCACAGTAATCAGACCTTTCTCCAGCATCCGTTTCAGCAGTTTCTGTGCCATGCAGTATTTATAATCATTTTTTAACTGTTCTTCTGTCATGCGTGGCTTTATAAAGGCAGGAGAAACTCCTGGTTCTGTAATCTTCGTTACAATTCTGTTTTCGTTTGTCATAAAAAAACACCTCCTGCCTAATAGCCCCGGCAGGAGGTAAAATTGGACAGTCTGTCTAATCTTTTTTATAAAATTCCGTTTCATAACCATCGGCTCGAAGCAGCAGTCCCTTAATCCATGGCGGTGTTCTTCCCATCTGTTCACAGATGGCATCCACCGATACATCCTTACTGCATTCAATAATAAGTTCATCATGGACGTGACCACAGATAAAACAGTGTGACAGAGTACGCATGGCATAGGCAAGAATATCACGGCTGATGGCCTGCACGATGTTTTCCACAAACTTAGGTCCGTAGCTTTCGATTCGCTCCCATTTCTTTGTAGCACCGACCCCTTCATAGGTCACTGACTCGCCACCGAATTTATTTTCTCCCATGCGGGGTTTTACATAGGAGAGCATTCTGCTGGATGGCAGCTTTATAAACAGCATACCGCTTTTGCATATAAAACGGATGCCGTTAACTTCTGTAGTGATTTTTTGCTTAACAGCTGTTTTTACGGCTCGGTCAACATCCCACCAGAACTGCACTATCATCGGATTGGCACTTCGCCACGCATCTACAAGTGGCTGCAGTTCTTCTTCGGCAAGTCCCATGTCCAACGCTCCCATTGATTTCAAGGCACCGACAGAACCTCCATAACCAAGTGCAAGCTCCGCTATCTTACCTTTCTGTCTCAGATGACTGTTTACACCATGCTTTTCCACAGGAACATGAAACATCTTACTGGCTGATTCACAATAGATGTCACCACCATTTGCAAAGACTTCTGATCTCCATGTTTCCCCGGCAAGGAAACTGAGTACTCTTGCTTCAATGGCACTAAAATCCGCCACCACAAATTTCATACCTTTTCTCGGAACAAAAGCAGTACGGATAAGCTGTGACAGTGTATCCGGGATGTCCTCATATAAAAGTTTCAAAGCATCATAATTGTCTGCTTTTACAAGGGAACGAGCCTGCTCCAAATCCGGCAGATGATTCTGGGGAAGATTCTGCAACTGTATCAGTCTGCCTGCCCATCTCCCTGACCTGTTTGCACCATAGAACTGGAACATCCCTCTGGCACGTCCGTCTTCACACACGGCATTTTCCATTACCTGATACTTTTTGACCGAGGATTTGGCAAGCTGCTGTCTTAATGTCAGCACTGAATTTAAAGGCTCCCTGGCAGTTTTGAGTAATGTTGCAACGGTCTTTTTATCAAGAGATTCTGTTTGTAATCCATTATCCGAAAGCCACTGTTTCATCTGTTGCACTGAGTTTGGATTTTCAAGTCCCGTCAACTTTTTCATTTCCGTAATCAGTTGATTTTTGGAGTATTCATCAATGGAGATGGCATTTGTCACAACATCCATGTCAAGGGCAATGCCACGGTCATTGATTTCCTGATCAAGGCAGTATTCCTGCCACACAAAGTCAGGAACAGGAAAATTTGCAAGTTTACCCTGAATGGCCATTTCAACTTCAACATCACGTTTGTTATAAGAAACAAACAGTTTCCATTTTTCAATATCGTGCTGTGGAAGATTCCGCTTTCTGCCACCATTGATTTTCGTAGGTTTACAAGGCATACAGAAATAACGGATGAGGTCTTTTCCCTCTTTCAGTTTCTGTTCTTCCAGTCCAAGCACAGCACCGGCTCCTGCAAGGGAAAGTGGCAGCCCCATATAGGCAGACCACACACAGGAGCATCTCCATGAAGACGAGTCAAGATAATCTCCGACACTGTCCTCCGAAATACTGTAACTGCTAAAATACTGCGGATAATGTTTCTTAAGATATGCGGACAGACAGACTCTTTCAAACTGTGCATTAAAGGCCCATTTCAAAACAGTATCATCCGTCAGTGCCTTAAGGATTTCATCCGGGATGGATTCTCCCTGTGCCAGATCCACCACCTGAACTGCTGCACCATTTATCGAATATCCAAACAGTAACACTTCAAACACATGAGACTGGACATATTTATATACCCCACATTTCTGCAGGTCTACATCAGAAAATGTTTCTATATCTATCGATATTGTCTTTATTTTGCTCATAACATTCCTCCAATACTATGACAAAGGCGGCAAAGATAAACTCTGCCGCCCCGCCACTCATTTATTAAAACAGGATTAAGACAGGAATCCCTCGTCTTCCTCCGTGGCAAAATCGTCCTCTGCACGGGACTTGCCACCAAGAGGCTCTCCATCCTTAATCTTCTGAAGGTTGTTAAGACCACAGGCAATTCCCTTATTACCATTGGAGTTGAAAGCGTAAAGGTTAATGCTGGCACGACCATAAACACCACTGTACACTTCACTTCTGTCGATAATAGGCTGGCAGCTTGCATCTACAATGCCCGGTGCCGATGCACTGTTGGCATTGATAAAATAACTGTCTGCATATGCAGGGTCATCCGGTCTTTCAGTATCTCCATCACGGAGAGGGGTTTTAAGTACCGAAAGTGCCGGAACGGTTTTTCCGTTACCCTTAAGCTTGCCCTGACCTTCTTCATAGGCTGCCTGAATTGCTGCCTGAATCTTTTCTACCGTTTTGGTATCAGATTTAGGAATGATAAGGCTCACACTGTACTTAGGAGTACCACCGTTAATAGACTTAGGCTCCCACACATTTGCATAAGACCATCTTGTTTCCGGACCTGTAATTACTTTCATTGGATTGTTCATTGTTGACATATTTTTGTCCTCCTTAATTTTCACTAAAATCTTCAACTGCTGTATTCATTTCCGGACGTTTGTCACTCTCCGGTACGAGTGTCGGTTTGCCCTGTGGCTTGTACACAAGACTGCCGAGTAATTCCTCGAACTTTTTCTTTCCGAGAATTTTCTGCATGGCCGTGATACCCGCTACTTTCTTTTCGTAAGGGTCAAAGCCTGCCTTTGTTACTACATCCGCCACCTTTGTTTCATCGGTGTACTTACGGTTGGAGCGTCCTTCCACAACCTTAAAGCCCGTGTATCTGGTTCCGCTGACTGCCTGCTTGAGGGCATATTCCTTTACATCTTCTGCCCAGGAGGTAAGTTCATCCACTTTGGACAGGATGACTGCAATCTCCTCCTCACTTAATGTTGCAGGCACTTCAAAATCATATCTGGCAAGTTCCATGTTGTATTCCATACGCTTGCGGCAGGTTGCCTTGACCCCGCAGAACTTACAATGCTCACCTGCCTTAAATTCTCCTTTGCCTTCGTAGGCAAGTGCTGCGGTAGGAGCAAGGATTTCATCCGCCCACTTCATAAGTTCTTCCTTTGAAATCGTATAGGTACTGATATTTTCACGTCTTGGCTGGTAAATGGTCATGCTGACGGTATCCACATCGTAAATACCATCGAAGAGTTCCAATGCTCCAAGAGCATAACACATCATTTGAGGGTTCTTTTCTGCTGACACAAGCACACCAAGTCCATGCTTGTAATCAATCACAGAAACCGTGCCGTCTGCTACGATAACGCAGTCCCCAGTACCAAATCCTTCTTTTACATATTTGGAGAAATCCAGTCTTTGTTCAATCAGCACTACCGGGTCAGCACAGGTTTCCCTGACCTTTTTAAGCTGTTCCACCACAAAACCCGCATATCCGTCAGCACATTCTTCCATCTCCTCATCATAATAGGAAAGGTTCTCCGTAGGATCTTTGGCATCTATGCCGAGCAGTTTTTTTAGCTTATACTCACAAAGAATATGTGCGTCCGTTCCTTGTCTGGCATATTCGCTACCCTTATCTTCTTTATCAGCACAAAGTCTGGCTGATGGTGGACAGGCAAGCCATCTGTGGCTGCTTGATGCAGAGAGCAATGCGTGTTTTCCCATATCACAGCACCTCCGCATCCGCAAGCAGGGCTGCATATTTTGACGGGTCAATATCCGACAGTTTGTCTGCCCCATATTTAATCAGGAGTTCCTTGACCTTTGCCGTATGTCCCTGACGTGATTTTTCTGCCAGCACCTTACGGACATCCGTAATGGATAGCTGCACTTCCTTCTTCTCTTTGTTCTCCTTAATTGGCTCTGCCTTGTCTTCTTTGCAGTCAGAACTAAACATCTGTGTCAGCGTTTCAGAAATGCTGATAAGGCTTTCTCCACAACGCTTTAATTCTGAAAGTTCTGCTGCAAGTTCGCTCATTTTACTCATGAACTTGTCCTCCTTCCTTGATTTCCGCTATAGCCAGTTCCGAAACGGTATCACCCGGTACGATAATGGTCAGTTTTTGCTTATCACCGAGAAGAAAACGCAAGAGGCGTTCTCGCACGGTAATATTGCGGCAACTGACAACACCGTTCTTTTTTGGCTCTTTGGAAACACTAATTTTCAAATTGTGTTTCATATCCGTCACCTCTTTCCGAGGGTTTCTTTTCTTGTGACCCTCTACCTATTAGCCTTGGGAAGAACACAGATTGGACAGCTTTCTTAAAATTTTTCAAAAAAAAATAAGACCCGGAAGGATTTCTCCCTCCGAGCCTCATAAAACCTGCATATTCAGTTATCCCAAAAGTTTATTCACTTTCTTCTGCACAGCAGCATAATCATATCCGGCAGCCGTAAGTTTCTCCTTACGCTCTGCTCCATTCCCCCAGTCACCACGGATGACTTCCTTTGCAATCTCATCAACAGATTTTAACTTTACTGTTTCTTTCTTCTCTGCAACAGTTTCCTGCACAATACAATAAGAAGGATTCTCAAGCCAAATCCATCCTGCTCCACTCTTGAGCCTGCCCCATCCGTCCTTTACTTCCACAATGGTAAAGACACCCTTGCCTGTCTGCCCATTGACTTTTCCTTTCATGGAAGGCTGTGAACGATAATTCAAATCATCCACAATGACTTTTACCGTAAATGGTGTAGACGGAAAATCAGTCACCGTATCTGATTTTGAAGGTGCAGAAACATTAGCATCGGAAACATCATACTGTGTCAGATTCCACTTCTCAATAATGGAACATAACTTCTCCACATAAGTAAGTGAAGTCGCATAACCGCCATCCTTGATAAGCTGTGCCACTGCTTTGTATTCCGTCATACCCCTGATGCCCTTATAACGGAGTGACTTTCCGTTCTTTGCTCCAAGCAGATAGGCAGAATGGTCTGCAACGGAATCCTCAACACAAGGATATTTTCTGAAATCTGCCTTGATGGTTTCATAGCTGCCATCGGCATTCTGCTCCTTTGTTTCTTTGGTGTAAATGCTTGTACCATCCCAGGAAGAACCGCCCCATGCATTCCCGGACAGGGATTTCTTCATGCCAAACATATTGTTGGCTTTCTGGGCAAGTTCACTCTTGCCGTACCCTGATTCCAAAATAAACTGTGCAGCAGAAATGGATGCGAGAATACCACTCTTTTTCATATCCTCACGGCAGAGATTACCAATAATCGGAATGGCATCCTTTTCAGAAAGTCCTGCAAACACATCTGCCTGCGTGCCGGATGTCACATCTGAAGAACAATCCATCTGCTTTTTCACAGCCTTACGAAAGATATCCATTGTGTATCCCATTCCAAGCTGACTCCACAAATGCTCCGGGTCACCGTGGTTGGATGCGATTCCCCTTGCATAGCCTTCCTTATGGCTGATAATGACACCATCTGCAAGTGGATCCAAGCCAAACTTCTGACAAAGCATGGCAAACAGTTCCACGGCTGCCTTATAGGTTCTTTCTACCACAGCCTTTGCAGTATCCAAATCAGAACACTTAAATGATGCACCACCTGTATAGGTAATGCAGGAAGGCTCACACATTTCTATGCCAATATGGGTATTGTTTCCACTTCCATTGATGGAAGAACCGCAGTGCCATCCTCTGTGGTCCCAAGGGAGTGTCTGATATACCGTTCCATCATTTCCATCAATAAATCCGTGGACACAGGCTCTGTCAAATGACTCACTGTTCCATGAATTAATAAAGGCTGATGCCTTCGGCTGGGGGCAGCCAACCGAATGTAACATCAGCCCTTTCACTGTAATCTTTCTCCTGGCTTTATAGCACGGATTTTTTGTAAGAATGCTCTCCACAAGTTTCATATTACTCATCATCTCCCTTCACTTCTGGGATACCTGCAATACTTGTAAGCAGTGACAGGATACCCGCCAAAGCTGATGCACTCGCAACCATTACCCAGTTCACATCTCCCAACACGGCAGATGTCCCGATTGTTGCCACGGCAGTCTGTGCCACCGTCTTGACGGCTCTTACTCCCGACGCCTTAATCCAGTTTTTCCAGTAATTACTCATTGTCCTGTTCCTCCTTCTTTTTGTTTGGTAACTGTAAAAGCTGTTCCCTACGGCTATCAAGGATGCCGTTCTCCCCAAGGCTGTGGTATGCCTTGTACTGATTTTCCCAATCTTCCATATGCTCCTCGCTAATCCAGCCAGAATCCATGTAGAAGTGGTACTGTTCCAGAAGCTGTGACCTCATCTGAGCCTGCTGTGCTTTTGCTAAAACTTTGAGTTGCTTTGTGTACTGCACGCAGCACTTAATGCACCACGAAGCCATTGCAAAGATTGTAGGAATGCCAAGTGCCCCAAGCCATGCAATGATTTCTTTGATTTCTCCATTCATAAAATCTCTCCTTCCATAAATTTGTGTATGAAAAAAGCAGCCCTCTATGGACTGCCTTATCATCGATTATTGCTCCTGCAAAATGTATGTGATTTTCATTGTCTTATCTGCCGTCTTTGTAACCGGGACATCCAGATTATTGATGGTGGCAAGATAATTACATATCATATACCACCCGGAGGTTGACCATGTTCCATAATCACCAAAATACAACAACGGTTCATTCCTTACCGGGGTCAGGTTCATTTCGTGACTGCTGTTAAACAGTGACTTTGCCTCCGGGGTAATAATCTCATTCGTTGTTGTGTTTGCGATTAAAAGCTGATCATCATTACATTCATAATAAAGGCGGCCGTTGATATATGCTTTCGGATATCCTGAAACTGCTCCTGTGTTTATTCTTTTGAACTTCACAACATTAGCAGGATTGTTTATCTGAATCTTGTATAATTCATACGGGGAATCATACCCTCTTACAAAAAGAAATCCCTCATATACATACATATGCCAGCTACTGTTTGACTGGATGTAAACATCCGTGGTATTCGTTACTTCATACTGCTTAACCTCCCAACTGTCCAGTTTAATCTCCGTCACAAGAAATGTTCCATTCGGTGCAATCCTGTATTCATTTGCCGTGGTTATATATAAGCAGTCATTTGTCGGATCATAATTATATCCCCAGTATCCGATACGAAGCGGTGATGTCAGTTCACTTATTTCTATCTCTTTTATCAAAGGCTTCTTATAAAAAACATTATCCAAAATGGATACGGATTTCAGAAATGTTCTCCTCTTTGTGATGTGGATATGGTTTTTATCTGCAACCTTAAAGTAATAGGCACAATCCTGTTCACGGTCAATCAGGAAAATCAGTTCCGTTGTTCCAATCGTCATGCCTGAATATCTGCTGCTTGTAGACGCACCTGTTCTGTCCGGGTAGACATACTGTAATGTATCCTCTGCTATACTCTGCATCAGCGGATAGCTTGTCGTATATTCTGCATTCTTATATCCGTACGATGTAAACCCACCGTTTTTATGACTGAGGCACACACTTGCAATTGTACCGTTAGCCTGACTGGTAGCAAAATCATACACATATTTCACATAGCGGTCTTTCAGGTTCACTTCCGATTCCGTCTGATTAAACCCACCACGGCACGTATTTTTTGTGTTATTCTGTACCCCATACGCAGCACATCCTATCAGACTGGCATCAGCCGGAGGGTAATAGTCATCCGGATTTTCCGGGATTTCCTTGTCAAAGCACAAAATTCCTCCAAGTAGTGTCTGGTAGTATGGCACAAACTCGCTGAAGTATCTGTTTGGACGGTTCGACAGGCCAAGCGGTCTGAAGATATCCGTCAGGGCATTGGTAACCATGTTGTGGTTTTCATACACTTCCTTTTCCCCTGTTTTCACATCGGTAAGTTCAATCTTAGTTGTTCCCATCAGTTTTGCCATCGTCATCATCTCCATTTCTGTAATTCATAATAAAAGTGGTAAGTGTTGCATCCCCTGCCAACCAGAATCTGAATGTGATTGTCTTGCTTTCTGACAGTCCCGCAAAAAGGACCTCCAAATCCATAAGCAAAAAATCAGCCATCGGCACTTCATCCGTATAGGCTTCTCCATCATAACTGTACTGTACCGTGACATCTCCCGTATACTCCGCATTCAGCGCCTTGATACCAAGGACTGTTTCATCCGATAAATCAGCCATACATTCGATATACTGTTTGGGCGGCGTTCCCGTAATCATGGCATTAAGCGGAAATGCCCTGCTGTCACTCCAGCTTAAGACTTCCGGCAATGTCAGTTCCTTTATAAGTTCCCAGTCAGGCAGTTTCTGAAATCCTCTTGTCTTAAATAACAGAGAGGTTATTTCCGTTTCTTCCAAGGCAACAAGCACATCCTCACATTCCCCACTTTCTTCGTTTATTAACTCGTTTTGTACTGTATAAAGTACTCCCTCTCCATCCCTTATCAGCACCTTAAACGGAACAAGCAAATCTATTGGGGTGTACTTTATTTCATAAGTCTTTGATTCCGGGTAATACTGAAATGTAATATCCGGGGAGGCATCTGTCGGTTTTGTAAAGGTGTAGGTCTTATCTGCCACAAAATCAAATGCTCCATCATAACAGGAAATCGGCACATCAATCATATGAAGGGTGATGTCCCCGGTATCCCAGAAAATAAGATCATATTTAATCTGATAATCCACCCCGGATGCATTGTAATGGGACCAGCCTTCCCAGCGTATCTTTAGGAATCGGTAATAGCTGTATAATGTTCCTTCTTCACGGTACAGGGAACGCATTCTGGAGTCCCTGTTATTGATTTTTAAGTTTGATGTATCCGTGCCAATTCCCCAGTAAGAATCCCCATGTGCAAAAATGGAGGATACCTTACTGTCCTTAAAGAGCAGAAAATCTGCTCCATTGACAGCAAGAGTACCTCCGTCATAATTGTTACTATTCTGCAAAAGGCAGGTCATGTTCGTTACCCCTGCAGCGAATATTTCATTTACACTGTCATAATTCATAAGCCAAATTCCACTCCTTTCACACCGTCAAATTTTGATGTGTCTACCACAAGACTTTCCATAAATCCGCTGTCTGTTTCCAAAGATACAGATGTCTGCTCTTCGGTCACCGTTGCTTTAAGTTCAAAGAAACCATGCGTAGTATCCACTTCCTCCGGCACTTTAACGGAAGTATCTGATGCATTGATTACTTTCTGTAATCTGTAACCTTCCGATGTTCCATTCACTGTAATCTGCTCCACCGATTCCAAGAAGGATGTGTCAATCAGCAGATTTTCCATAAATCCATGTTCCAAGGACTCTGGAGCTGATGCAAGACTATGCCGTTTTCGTAATACAAACTGCTCATTACTGTTTACCGTCACATAACCGTTATACTTTGGATTTCCCCTGATGGAAGTCAGAACAAAGGTGCGAAGTATCTCTGCAATCCATGTCCTGTCGGTAAAGGTATCCACACCAAAGTCCATCTCCGTAATGGCAATGTTTCCTATAGACTGTGATATACCCGACCTTCGAATATTTGGAAATGCAACAGTCAGCTTATCCTCAAACGCATCAGCCACAAACGGAACATCACTGATTTTTACAAATCCGATATTCTCATTGATATTGATGCGACCGTTCCAGTCTCCAAGTCCTGCAGCAAGTCCCTGTCCGCTTATGGTTGCCCTTATCTGTGCCTCTCCTATCTTCACTGAGCCTTCCGATATTTTCAGATACATGGAAAATGTATTGGAACTCTTCTCTATAACCTTCGTTATGGGATAGAACAGGGTCACAATGTGCTTTCCGTAAATACAGTTTTTGGTCGGCATAAAATTATCAACGGTTTCTCCATTCATTTTATAGATGATGGAAAGTTCAGGATTTTCGATAATTACCTCTTCCGTTTCTCTTTCTTCTTCCAGCTTAATGACCTCAAGCAACATCTCACAGTGAAAAGCTGCCGTTGTGTCCTCCGTAGCCGTAAAATCAATATCCATCACCTTTGTCAGCGACTGTCCTATATTAAACGGACTGACATTTACAAAGTTATATACAACGGTTTTTCCACTCTCCACCGAGTTCAAAAGACCCGTAATATTCTTTTCATTCTTACTCTTTGCACCTGCAAGTCTTGGATTCTTACCAACGCATTTTATGGACATCTTTCCATAAATTCTGCACTCCATACTTGTGATACAACTGACCTTATCTTCATCAGCGTGTCCACCCGTAAACTGCAGGATGTCTCCCGGCTCTAATGCCGGATTTCCTATCGTGGTACTGTTAAATGGAACATAATTTACCTTCTGAAGTGCCGTCAGTATTTCCCGGAGCATTCTCTCCCTTGTAGATTTGAGACCAAACTGCATCAGGGGATTGATTCCAAGGTTCATGGTCAATGCATCATCCGTTTCCATTGCGATATACTCTGATGTCTGGTCTGTCTGGTTTGTTGAGGATACTGCCGTATACCTTGTTACAAAATCAGAATAATTGCTGTCATACCGTTCTTTCTGCGGAATTGTCAATACAGGTTTATTGTCATACTGCTTTAACACAAACCTTCCATAACGGTCAATCTGGCAAAAACATCCGACTACCTGTGCCACATAAAAAATCAAATCCCTGAATGTTTCAATGTCATTATCCGCATAAATTCCAAGCGTTGTTCCGCCATTCGGCAATGCCGTAATCTCCGTCACCGATTGTGCCATTTCCACCTTACAGGTATCACAGGCAATCTTTAAGAACTGATAAGGTGTACCGCTTGAGGACTCCAGTTTCATTGCTTTTTCAAATCGGAGCATATAATCATACCCCTTAATCTCCAGGGTTCTTATTCCCCGGTTCGCCTCAGACACTTCAAATACTCCCATCGGTATGGTTTCAACCGTACCATCCAATAAAGTAAGCGAATAAAAAAGCCTTACCACAGCATCTTCCAATGTATATCTGTCTATTTCGGAAAACAGGCTTATTCCCATTTCCGCAGCATACACAGTTCCGAGTTCGATTTCCGTATCAGAACAGCACTGCCACTTAATATACCCGGAGCCTTTCACAATGTCTTTTGCACCAAATTCATACACCCTGCCACCCTTGGTTGTAATCGTTCCGTGCCACTCATATTTTCTTGTATTCTGCCTTACTGCATTTTTAAACTTCTCAGATACATCAAACACAATGCCACCCCCGTTACATTTCATTCAGCGTAAAGGACACCGTCCATAAGCCTTTATAAGAAGTATCCTTCTTAAGTGCTGCCTTGAATCCTGAAATATACATCTCTGTTTCCTTTAGTTCCAATGTTTCCGTATCAAAATACTGCACGGTTATCTTTGCCATCTTCGAATATGCCGTGAGCTTTTTCAACCAATTCGGAGAAACAGAAAAAGAAACGGAAATGGTAACCACTCCGCTTCTTACAACATCCCTCTGTGTAGTTCCCGCTTCTGTTTCTCCTCCCGTATCGGCCTCCACATCTGCCAGATCTACTGAATAAGAGTCCGGCAGTGGCAGGTTATTTCCGTTGAACACCAAATACTGCATATATGCCATTCTACCTTCCTCCACTTCTGATATTTGCTCTCTGCTGTGCGGATACAATCACTTCATCAAGCATTGTTCCTCCGATATAAACCGGGATAACTGTATCCCCACCATTCAGATTGATTCCGGCGAATGCCTCACGGATTGCTCCCACAATGTCTGCCGTGTTTCGAGCCGATGAGCGTGATGTGGTTTCCATTGCCGATGTGGTTGCACTCACATTCGGATTGATAACCATATCCTGCGACACCCCTTCCACAGCCTTTGCCACCACATCTTTACTCTTATTAATTCCTTTTGCCAGTCCGTCCATGAAGTCAGGCATCCATGACTCGTATTCCGTCAAAGGTCCCTCATCCGGCACAGAGAAATGAAGGAATGACTTAATCTTATCTGCCACGCTCTTTACGGCATCTCCCACTGCACCGATGCAGCTTTTAATACCGTTCACAAGTCCCATGACTAAATCCTTTCCCCAGGTAACTGCCTGTGAAGCAAGTCCCGTGATATGGTTCTTAACATTCGTGAAACCATTCTTTACGGCATTCAGCACATTCGTCATTGCTCCCTTTACGGCATTGACGATTCCATTGAATACATTAGAAACACAATTCTTAATAGCACCAAGAACCGTAGAAAATGTATTTTTTATGGTATTCCATATCGTGCTGATGGTACTCTTGATAGTATTCATGATGGTAGTGATGGAATTTTTCACTGCCGTGAAATCCCCAGTAATCAGTCCCTTTATACCGCTTACCACGGCGGATATGATGGTCTTGATTGCATTCCACACTGTGGTAAACACAGTCTTAATGGCATTCATCACTGTAGTAACAACCGTCTTTATGGTATTCCACACATTGGTAATCACTGTTTTTATCACATTCAGCACAGTCTCTATAATGGTTTTATAGATATTGAACTGCGTGGTAATGATGGTTTTTATCACATTGAATACCGTGGTAAAAACACCCTTGATGGCATTCCACACTGTGGTAATCACGGTCTTTATTACATTCAGCACGGTTTCTATAATAGTTTTATAGAAATTAAAATAGGTAGTTACCAGCGTTTTGATGACTCCAAGCACCGTTGTAAATATGGACTTAATTCCCTCCCAAACTGCCGAGAAGAACGATTTGATTGCATTCCACACCGTAATGGCTATCTGCTTTACATTCTCCCAGAGGTCAATCCAGAACTGCCGGAATCCCTCACAGTTATTCCACAGATAAATGAACGCAGCCACAAGCGCCGTGATGGCTGCAATAATCAGGAATATCGGATTTGCCAGCATTGTGGTGTTCAGGGCAGCAAATGCTCCTTTTACCACATTGATTACTCCTGCAATCTTCGGAACAACCGTCATAATCGTACCGACTGCTGATATTACCTTTCCAATGATGATGAGTACTGGTCCCAACGCCCCGGCTACAAGTGCAACCGTTACAATGAACTTCTTCGTTCCCTCATCAAGGGAGTTCAGCCAGTCCACCACGCTCTGCACTGCACCTACAATACTTTTTAATGCAGGCATCAGTAACTGACCAAAAGAAATAGCCAGCCCTTCAAGAGCTGACTTTAAAAGTGTTAACTGACCCTGTAAGTTATCAAGCTGTGTATCTGCCATCTGCTGTGCAGCACCACCGCTGTTTGTGATGGACTCCTGAAGACTGTCCCATGTACTTCCCGTATTGGCCAGTAAAGCATTTACGGAAGAAAGGTCTGTCTTATTAAAAATGTTTGATATGATATTGGATTTTTCTTCCGAGGTCATACCATCCATGCTTGTATTTAAATCTCCGAGGATATCATTCAGAGAGCGCATATTTCCTTCGGAATCATATACATCGACACCAAGCTGTTCCATGCTGGCAGCCGCCTTATCGGTAGGGTTCTGCAATGACAGAATGATGTTTCGAAGATGTGTGCCACCCTCTGCTCCCTTAATACCGTTGTTTGCAAGGATACCAAGTGCCGTATTCAATTCTGCCGTTCCGCCCTTGACAGACTTGGCAGTCGCACCAATGGTAAGGATACCTTCCCCCAACTGTGCAACGGATGTATTTGTGGTAGAAGCCGTCTTTGCCATCTGGTCTACCATCTTGTCTGCATCCGAAGTTTCCATGCCAAGTGCTGACATGGCATCCGTTACCATATCAGATGCAGACGCAAGGTCAATCCCGCCTGCCGCCGCAAGGTTTAGAACGGTTGGAAGCGTGTCTGCCATTTCCTGTGTGTCATATCCTGCAAGCGCAAGATAGTTTAAAGCCTCGGCACACTCTGAGGCGGAAAAAGCGGTAGACTCTCCCATCTCCTTTGCAAGGTTGGATAAAGCGTCCATCGTATTAACACTCTGTCCGTCAAGGGTAGACATGGAATCCTTGGTAATTCCCATTGTAGCCTGCACCTGACTCATGGAACTTTCAAAGTTTGCAGCCGTGGCAACGGATGCCGTTCCAAGTGCCGTCACACCTGCAGTGACCGGTAGAAGTTTCTGCCCGGCAGAAGAAATGTTATCTCCCACCGTTTTCATCTTCTCGCCCGTGGCAGAAATCTTCTGGAGTGCCGTAGCAGACTGATTTGCCTGTGTTTCAAGACTTCTCAGGTTCTGCTCTGTTTCTACAATTTCTCTTTGAAGGGCATCGTACTGCTCCTGTGAAATATCCCCATTCGCAAGCGCTGTATTAGCCTGCTCTGCTGCTGTTTTTAGAGTTTCCAGTTTCTGCTTTGTCTCTTCAACAGCCTGTGCCAGGAGTTTTTCCTTCTGTGCAAGAAGTTCTGTATTACCTGGATCCATTTTCAACAGTTTTTCTACATCCTTAAGCTGTGTCTGGGTAGACTTGATTTCTCCGTTCAACCCTTTAAGGGCGGTCTGCAATTTCGTGGTATCCCCACCAATCTCCACGGTAATACCCTGTATTCTGCTTGCCATCGGTCATCCTCCTTCCCGTAAAAATAGGCATAATAAAAGCACCGACATTTCTGCCGATGCTCATACTTCAATTACAAATATTTACTTTAAAATTTCTGTTCATTCTCTAAACCAAACTGAAATTTTATTTCCAGTCTATTTGTTGGATTTTATCAATAAAATCTTCCCAATTTTCTATACAATTTTCTGTTATACATTCATCCACAATAACAATATTGAATTTCATATTCCTAAAACTTTCCCACCAATCAAACGTTTCTTTGGGATTCTCTTTTTCAAATTTAATTCTATTATTGGCTATGGTAATAACCGTATCTCTTAATTTGTCGTTATAATCGTCAATATGAAGATATCTCCACTCTATTCCATTTGTATAAAGCACCTTTTTATACCATAGAATTTCTCCAATGAGTTGTCCCATACCTTCTTTTTCAAGTTTTTGAGGTTTATTTTCTAAAACGTCTCGAATTTCTTTCTTTGTGATCAAACTATTATACAATGCCTTAACTTCAAGACACCCTCGAAGTTTAGACCATTCCTCTTCACTAATACTTGTGTTCGGGACATTATTAAATTTCTTATCTAATATAGCAACATCTGGGAAACTACTTAAACCATAATATATTTGTCCTCTATCTGACTTTCTTCTTGCAAAAACATATCTTTTAGATAAACTTTTTATCGTTGGTTGTATTATTTCAACTGCCATAGGATATATTTCAAATTCTACATTATTTTGTTCCTTTATCAACTCTATTTCTTCTACATATTCTTGTTTTTCCATAGATTCTTTTCTCCACAAAATTCTTATTTTTATCTGACTGTTATCAGCCTTTTTCTACAAAAAATTATAACAGAAAAAGACTGATATCTCAATCAGAATCGGTCGAAGTCTTCCTGTGTTGCCAGCTCCTTATATCCCTTGTAATCATCGTTTCCGTTCTCTGCGTACATATCGTTAACCAGACCAATCGTAAGCAGGTCAAGGTCACGGATGCTTATGCCAAGCTGTACACATCGAAGCAGAAATAAAGGGGTTGTCATTTGGCGGTCAGTCGGGCGAAGTTTTTTTTAGACTCCACATCCGTCTGTACATTCAATCCCCATAATTCGATTATGGAAGGAAGTACCTGGTAAATGGAAAATGTGTTAAACTCATCAAGCCACTCTTCCGGGGTGTCCGGGATATTGGGGTCTGCGTGTTTGGCCATTACATAGGCAATGTTCTCAAACATCTCCAAAGAGAATAAATCAAGGTTTGAATTATTCTCATCCCCTCCGCCCACTGCTTTCTCCAAAGAACGAAGGTCTTTATAAATATCCCTGTTAAATTTGATACGGTAAATTCTCGGAATGGCTGCAGATGCCTTAAACGGCACCTGCTTACCATCTATCTCCACATTTCTTACAATACTCATGACTGCTCCTCACTTTCTACGGGAGTTTTTGAAGTAAGATACACGCTCTTATACCAGTCCTGATATACGGTATCCGTGGTATCATCCCCCGTCTTTGCCTTTACATACCCGTTGGCAAGCGGTGTTGCCTTAAGGGAAAGTGTCTCCGTCTGTACCTCAATCTCGTCCTCATTGGTCTGTGATTCAATGGACGGACGGCTTGCCGCACAGTTATATAGAACATGACGAATTTTCTTGATATCTCCGTCAAACTCAAACAAGAGTGCAAAATTGGCGGTCTCCACATTTGCATTCTCCACAAGGACCTTATTGTCATCCAGTTCTTCCTTCAAAACATCCACACGGAATGACTCCGGCACCATTGCAATCTCAAGGTCACCCTCATAACCCATGTTGTTACTGATGGTGTAATAGGCATATCCGTCAGCGTAGAAATTGCTCGGTTCGCCATTTGCATCTAGTCCGATGGATACCGCACCCGGAATCGGAACAGGTGTGGCATATGTCACATTGCCCTCTTCATCTATATTCAGCAGTGCGTAGTGTACATTTTTAAGGTTGTACTTTACCTTATTCTTCTTATTAGCCATTCTGCTTACCTCCTTAAACTGGCATCTCAAATTCAAAGGCAACCTCATAGAGTTTTTCTTCCTCTATCCATACCTCCGACTGAGCATAAAAAATGCCGTGGCTGTCAAGCACGGCGGTTACTTTTTTTTCCAAAGACGGGTCTTTGAAATCCGTATACAGTTCTATCCTTACTCCACTTATTCTGTAATAAACCCTACCATCGGCTGCGAAATTATCGTCATCCGGCAATAGGTAGCAGATAAACGGTGGGGCAGGACTTTCCCCTTCTGCAAAGTGGTCATATGCAAAAGGAATACCCGTTTCTTCCATGATTTTGACTAGCTCTTCCATTCCTAACCTCCAAGTGCCTTCCTGATGTCTGACTCAAGTTCCTTTACTGCACTCTCTTCCGCCGGAGCAATATGGGGAACTGCCTTTGTCCTTCCACCACCCCTTTTGGCATGACCTTTCTCAAGAAGATGTGCAATCTGATATTTTTTCGGAGAATACACCGTAAGTTCCAAAGATTCAGAGGTCTCTTTTGTGGTCTTCACTGTCCAGCTCTTCGAGTAGGCACCTGTTTTCTTTGGAGCGTTTGCCTGAATATCCTTTTTTACCGTTCTTCCGGCTTTCCTTACGGCAGTCTTCATGTCAGCCGTGGCAAGATTCTTATATTCCATCAGACCTTTCATGATTTCCGAAGCCATGTTGTCAATTGATACATTTGCCATGCTATCTCCTCACTTTCCGGCATCTGAATTTCAGACACTTATTCTTAAAATTCATGTGGTCGATGAATGTGATATCATAAGGTTCACCCTGAAAAATTACACGGAGTTTTGTGGTGTCGGCATCCTTTAAGGCCTTACAGTATCTGACCGTAAAAGCAAGGTCAGAATCATAAAGTGTATTGGCTGCCACATTCTTTTCCGAACCACTCTCACCGCTTACCGTGGCATAGCAGGAATAGTAATCCGTCCACTGATTTCTGTGGTTACCGATGGCGTCGGAAACAACCTCATTTTTCTGAAAGGTAATTCTTACATTTAATAGTGATACTTCCATCAAAATCCCACCTTTCTGATACCCGAAAGCAGGGAACGGAGTGACATGGTAAGTGCATGATGGTCACAGTCCTCCCTGTGTTCATACTGATATGCCACGGCATACATGACCGCAATCTTTGCAGTATCCTTTTTTTCAAAAACAGACCTGCTTTTAATTCTTGCAATATCCATGCACAGACGCTCGGAAGAAAGAATCAGATTTTCAAGAAGTGCATCGTCATCGTCAAAATCAATACGAAGATAATTCTTCATTTCTTCAAGTGAAATTATCATGTCGCACCTCCGTTAAATGCAGGAGGTCGCATTTTGCGACCCCCTTATCTTACTCAGGCTTTTGCTGACTGTGTGTCCGCCTTAAGTCCGAGAACCTTTACAGCTTCCGGCAGGATTAACTTGCCATCCACACGCTCCTTGGCAACAAAACCAATCATTCCATTCCCGGCAAATAACTCGTTGAGCTGCTTGAAGGAACGGGTACCACGGTCACCAATGTTGTAATACTTGTAATCACCGAAGGAAATCGCATCCGTAGGTGCATAAGCAGAAGTATTTACCTTATAGCCAAGGATTCTGTCCGGCTCTCCCACCTGGTAGGAAGGCTGCCAGATATAGGCACCGTTATTATCCTTCAGCTTACGAATCTGTGCCAGGGTGGCATCGTTCATGATAAAGGATGCGTTCTTACGGTAAGGTCTCTTAAGACCGTACACAAGGTCAAGCAAATCATCAGACTTCAGTGCTGCAGAAAGAGTACCAACTGACTGACCGCCTGCTGTCTTGTCAAAGATACCGACGGGCTTGCCCTTTCCGTCACCATTTAAGAAAGCATCCTCTTCTGCATTTGCCAGTGCCTTACCAAACTCCGTGATTATGTAGCTTTCAAGATTGAAAGCAGAATCATAAAGCAGCTCCTCTGTTACCTTGATTGCAACATGAAGTTTGAAAGCATCCAGATAGATCTGGTCAAAGGTTGCATCCCCGAAGGACAATGCCCCACCTTCCTCAATCCATGCGGCTGCTGGCTTGGTAGCTGCGATGTTAATCTTATGCTCCCCGGATGTGGTAATCTTGGTGGCAAGACCACGCATGATGTTCTCTTCGGTAAGGACATCAATCAGTCGGTTATCATACTCCACAGGAACAAGATAACCTCCATCGGCATCCACACCTTCCTGCAGTACATTTGCCACCTGTCTGAAATTGGTACGCATTGCCGTAAGCATGGCCTGTCTGTATTCATCGGACGCACGTCCAGTCTTTTTCTCTCCCTGTGGCTCGTCCTTATAAGGCTTTCCGGTGATAGGGGAATTTACAGGCTTTGAAAGTTCCTGTTCCCTTCTCTCTGCCCTCTGCTGTCTGTCGATGGAATTGGTAAGTTCCTCGATTTCAGCTTCCATTCTGCTGTAAGTTGCAGCATCTTCGGCGGATAAATTGCCGTTCTTGTCTTCATGGGTGTTCACAAAGTCCTTTGCAGTTTCCCATGCCTTTGCTCTCTTCTCGATTAATTCTTTTACTGTCATGATACAGTCCTCCTTAAATATACTTTTTGATAAGGTCTAAACGGTCTCTGATTTCATCTGCAGATACACCGTCAGTTACTTCTGGGGCAGGGATTTCAGCCTGTCCGGTTACATCCACGCCCGGCTTTTTGTAATGCTGTTCCAGCTTGTTGAAAAGGGCATTGTTTACAGCCCTGCGTGAAAAAAGCACGGAATCGGATGATTTCTTTTCTTCATCCTCTTCAGTGCTTTTATCTTTCTCTGACTCTTCATCCTCCTTTTTTTCCGGAAATGCATCCCTTGTGATGATGTCATCTGCAAAGCCAAGTTCCACGGCCTTTGTTGCATCCATCCATGTTTCCTCGTCCATAAGCCGGGACAATTTTGCCCTCGACATTCCTGTTTTCAGGGTGTATGCATTTATGATGGAATCTTTGACCCCTTCAAGCATCTCGATGGCCTTTTGCATCTCTACATGATCACCAAAGGCTGATGTGGCAGGGTTATGAATCATCATCATGGAAACAGGGGACATAAGTACGGTATTTCCCGCCATTGCAATAACTGATGCTGCCGATGCGGCAATGCCGTCAATCTTGACCGTGACATTCCCCTTGTAATTTGCGAGCATATTGTAAATCTGTGCTGCCGCCACACAGTCACCACCAGGACTGTTAATCCATACCGTGATGTCTCCACTCCCGGCATTTAATTCATCCTTAAACATCTGTGGTGTAAGGTCATCATCAAACCAGCTCTCTTCTGCAATCGTCCCATGCAGTTCAAGTATTCGTTCTATGACTTCTTCGTTTGTTTCCCGGTTGAGCGTCTTTTTGCTCTTCCAGTTCCAGAACTTCCTGTTCTTCATCGGAATCCTCCTCTCCTTTTTCAGCCGATGCTGCAAAAATACCTGCATCCTCAAGTTTTGTCATGTTGCCGTTAATAAGATATAAATCTCCTCCAAGTTCAGCCGGAATTCGGTCAAGATTCTCCAGTTCCCTGATGTCATTTGCCGACATCCATCCGTTCTGCCTTGCCGTTGCATAGCCGTTCATACGGCTCTGGTAATCCCCGCGAAGAAGCCCGTCCACATTAAACTTGATGAAGTAATGTTTCTTTTCTTCTTCCGTGAAAAGCCTTCGTGCCATTGCCTGTTCCAGCCTTGTAAGCCATGGACGTAATGTGTACTGCACATACTCCAGGGACTGCTGTTCGATATTGGAGAAGGAACTCTTCTCCAGATCAGCAACCATGTGCGGGGGCACACGGAATATCCTGCATATCTCCGTAACCTGAAACTTTCTTGTTTCAAGGAACTGTGCCTCGGATGGATTGATAGATATAGGAGTATATTTCATGCCTTCTTCAAGGACGGCCACCTTATTGGAATTTGCAGAACCTCCAAAGGTTTGTGTCCAGCTCTCCCTTACCTTGCTTGGATCCTTCAGTGTTCCCGGATGTTCCAGTACACCACTTGGAGCAGCCCCGTTGGCATAAAACTTCGAACCATACTCCTCTGCTGCGATGCCAAGTCCGATTGCATTCTTTGCCATTGCGATGGGAGAATATCCGACAAGACCGTCAAATGATAATCCCGGAACGTGGAGAACATCTTCCGGTTTCAGCCTGACTGTTGACCCCTTATTTGTAGGTGCATCATCGGAACTTACCATGTATTCGTAATAAAGCTGTCCTCTCTCATCCCGGTCTACCGTCATCCTGTCAGGCATGAGTGGGTAAAGACCCATAACCTCTCCCTTTCCGTTTCTGATAATCTGGCTGTAAAAATTTCCCCACAGCAATAGATGGGTAAGCGCCGCTTCAAAGAAAGAAAAAGCTGTCATTTCCGGATTCGGTTCATCATGCAGAAGATGGTACAGCGGATGGTCGACTGCCTTTTCCTTCCCGCCATCTTCGTTGTATCTGTAAAGATGAAGTGGCAGGCTTGCCACCGACTCCGAGATAACCCTGACACAGGCATACACTGCCGATGTCTGCATTGCCGACCTCTCATTTACCCTTTTCCCGGCAGCACTCTGTCCAAGAAAAAAACTGTAGGCACTACCTGCAGTTCTGTTTGTGGGTGCGTCCCTCGATTTAAAAATTCCACTGAATATTCCCATTGCGATACCTCCTTAAAAAACAAGCAACCCTCTTGTGTCATACACACTTTCAGAAGTGTCGTTTCCACAACGGATTGCTCTGTCTAGTGCCATGATACTGGCTATGGCACCGTCTATCTTTTCTGTTGATTTTGCTTTGTCCGGCTTTATGTTTCCGGCTGGGTCTGTCCGGATGAATATGTTATCCATGTTCCAACGAAGAACCGGATGCCCGCCGTGTGCGATTTTCTGCTCCAATGTCAGTTTCATCAGTTCTTTGGTAGGTGGGGACATGGATGCAAATCCCTGTCCCATTGCTACCACATTAAATCCCATGCCCTCAAGGTTCTGCACCATCTGTACTGCTCCCCATCGGTCAAATGCTATCTCCCGGATATTGAAACGCTCCCCAAGCCGTTCTATGAATTTTTCAATGTAGCCATAGTGAACTACATTTCCCTCGGTTGTCTGAATGTACCCCTGTTTCTCCCAGAGGTCATAATTCACATGATCCCTTCGGACACGCAGGTCAAGTGTCTCCTCCGGCAGCCAGAAATATGGAAGGATATAATATTTATCATCCTCATCAAGCGGCGGAAACACCAGGCAGAAAGAGGTAAGGTCCGTGGTGCTTGAAAGGTCCAGTCCCCCATAACATACACGTCCTTCCAGTTCATCCTCGTTGACAGGAAATGCACACGCATCCCACTTATCCATCGGCATCCACCGGACTGCCTGTTTGACCCACTGATTCAGCCTAAGCTGACGGAAACTGTTCTCTTCTGCCGGATTCTGCTTTGCCGACTCACACGCTGCTACAACCTTCTCCATCTGGATTGTCTCTCCAAGGGACGGATTTGCCTTTGCCCACACCTTCGGATCTGTCCAGTCCTCATCCTCGGATGCACCATAAATCACGGGATAAAATGTCGGATCTGTTTTTCTGCCCTCAATGATATCAAGTGCCTTCTGATGCAGCTCATAACAGATGGAATTGGTATCATTTCCGGCTGTAGTGATAAGGAAATACAGTGGCTGTTCACGGGCATCCCCGGAACCTTTCGTAAGGACATCATACAGTTTACGGTTTGGCTGTGCATGGACTTCATCAAAGACAAGACCGCTTACATTCAGTCCATGCTTGGTTCCGACCTCTGCCGACAGCACCTGGTAAAATCCATTATTATAAAGGTTGTCAATCCTCTTTGTTGCTCCTTTGATCTTGCTCCGTTTTTCAAGGGCAGGTGTCATCTCGCACATCACTCTTCCAACATCAAAGACTATGGATGCCTGCTGTCTGTCGGCAGCCGCACCATACACTTCTGGGGATGCCTCTCCGTCCCCAAACAGAAGATACAGTGCAACAGCGGCCGCCAGCTCTGACTTGCCGTTCTTCTTTGGGATTTCGATATAGGCTGTAGTAAACTGTCTCTTGCCGTCTGCTTTCAGAATTCCGAATAGATTACGGATAATCTCCTCCTGCCATGGCAGAAGAAGAAACGGCTTTCCTGCCCATTTTCCTTTGGTATGGCAAAGGCACTGTATGAAATTTACGACATAATCAGCCTGGTCTTCATCATAGTGCGACCCTTCCGCCATAAACTCTGTAGGTATAAACTTCTTCTTTTTCTTTGCCATCTCCTCACTTCCTTCCACGAAAAAAGGACTCCGAAGAGTCCCTGTTTCAAAATCGTTTTTTAACACATTCCGTCAAGCTGTTCGTATTCAGCTAACTTCCTTGTGTATTCCTGTGCAATGCACTGCCTTCTGAATGCATTCTTTTCGCATCTGCCTTTTTGGTAAAGGTCTTCAAGTTCTGCCTTTCTTCTTTTAAGTACCTCGATTTCGTTTCCTTCTTCAATTTCAATTACATCCTTTTCAAATCTTGTCATGGCTGTTGCCCTCCTTGTTTTTTCGTTGTACTATATATCACTCTAAACGCACATAATAGCAACAACTATCCGGGCATATCCTGCACAAAGATGTGTAAGTAAAATTGTGTAGTTATTCACAGTGGCAGCTATGGATGGATTCCAGTATTTTTTCCTGTTCGGAAAGTTCCACTCCCATGCTCTCCAATGCCTCCCTTGTACCACAATCCGGGCAGATAAAGGTTTTATTGTCTGCCCTTGATAAAGCTGGAGCAGTATGGTAAGTACTGCCGCAGCGTGGGCATATCCTTTGTTTCATTTGATTATTTTTCTTCATGACATCTCCTTCTGCTATCCTCGATAGCCTTATACAAAACATCCTCGTCAAATCCGAAGTTACGGTATCCCTCAAGGCAGGTGGAAACATATCGGCAGGTTGGAAGTCCCATCGGTCTGTCCTCGTGCATGATATACACATAAACCTTTCGTTCCCTTATCTTGCCCGTTCGTATTCCCTTAATGGGCAATGTCATTTCCGCCTTGTAGTAAAAGGCAGGAAAACCTTCGTACCTGTCAAGCCTTGCCTCATCGTCATCCGTGGTTTCCCAAACGGCAACGGGTACACTTGAGCCTTCCTTGGGTTCAATGGTAAGGTACGACCCCGTCATGCTCCCCTTAAAGAGCAGTTCATAATCCGGGATTACCGAAGTTCCGATTACCCTTGCATGAGGGCATCGCATTCTCATCTGGCTGATGTTTAGATTGCTGCCATAGGCAATGTAGTATCGTTTCTGCATAATACTCGCCATCCTTTCTGAAGGAAATACCCTTCTACCACCTTAAGACCGCCCATGCGGTCAGATGTTTAAGGTAGCAGAAGGCTATGCCCTTCCGTTTCTAAAAGCTGTGTCCCCGGCAAGCCTTCTGGTAAGGAGGTCCCTTGCTGTTTTGAATTCATCCCCAATGAATCCCAAGCGAAGAAGCCAGGTCCTCATTGCGTATTTTGGGTTTTCATTCTGCTGTGGTTTCGGACTTGCAGTTCTTACTTCCTTCGCCATCTGGCTGAGTGCAAGGCAAAGCTGAATGTAGCTTTTAAGTTGTCCTGCATGAAGTCCGTTTTTCTTGCCGTCAGCCGGAGCATCAAACTGGAAAAGCCGAAACTCAACCGTTCCCTTGGTAAAAGTTGCGTGAAGGTTAAGCATATGGTATCGGCTGTCATTGTAATGCTGGTCTCTGCCGTAGCTTGCATTCTGGCTTTTATACCAAATGTCTGCAAGTGCTGACATGGTCTTTGGCTTTTTCTTGTTGAGTTGCTCCAAAAACTGTGGGTCAACCGTCCGGCAGTATCGGTTCATTCTGTATCGGTCGAGGGCAAGGGCATCTGCTAAAAGGCTCTCATGGCTCGCCATAATGTTTGCCAGATTTCTTAAGGTCTGCGGGGTGTGTCCCTTGGCTCCGATGTGAATGTGTACCCCGCACCCCCTTGTGGAATCGCTCTTTGCACCTGCGTGTCTTAAAAGTCTTATCAGTTCCTGCAGGGTTTCAATGTCCCCGTAGGTAAGGATTGGGGTTACCAGTTCGCATTTCTCACTGTCTGGTCCCGAAATGCTGACATCCTTTTGGAATTTCCATTCTCTTCCCTGCCCGTCCCAAGCTGACCATGTGCAGTATCCGTTCCGGCTTGCCGTATTCTGAAATCTGCCTGTTCCGAACATGGTGGCAGCAATCTTTGCTGCCCTGTCTCTTGATATGTTATTCATCTCGACCTCAACTCCAAGGGTCTGTTTTTTCATTTCTTCAATCTGTCTTGTGATTTTTTCGTTCATTTCCGTACCTCCGTGTGGTTGTTTTCCCTTTCGGTAGTACTATATATCACTCTAAAGACACACATTATCAAGCAATACCTGCACCATAATGTACACAAAGATTGCCAGTGACCCCATGAAAAACTGTGTATTTTACAGTCTAATCTTCATCACTGCATACTTCCATTCCAAGCTGGAGTTTAAGGTAAATATTGGTGTATCTCTGCCGTTCACTTCCCTCAGATGCCATCATTCCTTGGAAGAAAAAGTCCATAGCCTCTTCCCGGCTGTCCCACACCTTTTCTTCCCCGTAGCAGATGGTCTTTACCGTTTTCAGTTTTCTGCAGGAATCCTCCCCATACACAACATTCAGTCCACTGCCGTTATCCCATCGAACCATAATGGATGCCGTATCATCTACACCTCTTACCGTTCCCTTAGTTCCAATAGGTGGTGCTTGAACATCGTCCATTCGCACCAGCTCTACCCTTGTTCCTACTGGATATTCTTTTTTGATTTTCTCAACAATATTTCTCGGTGGGAAAAACATTACTGCTCGCCTCCCTTCTGTCCGTTCCTGAATGCAGATGAACCTTCCAGTCTGGAAAGCAGCAGTTTTCTGTCTGCCTTAAACTCATCCCCGATAAATCCAAGGCGGAGTAAAAAGCATCGGAAGGTGTATTTCTCATTCTCGTTTGCCTTTGGCTTTGCCGTGATTCTCTTCTGCTTTACCGTCATTTCGCAGATTGCAGAAATGAACTTGGTGTAGGTCAGTGCATCCTCTGGCTTGACTTCTTCAAACCAAGGGAAAGAAATGTTCTCCCCGTCAATTGTGAATCTTAAGTCCTCAATCCCCAGTGCCTTTCGGATTAGGTCACCCTTTGCCTCCAGAAGACTTGTAAGGTTTCCGACATTAACCTTTTCAAGCGGAATGGTAACGGTAAGTTCCATCGACTTGGGTGTTCCATATGCCGGAGGGCAATCCTCAACCGGCTCTTCCATTTCGATATCTGGCTGTGGCTCATCATATTCTGATGCTATAGCTTTGTACCCTTTTTTCAGCAGTTTTTCCAGAACCATCTCTATTTCTTCACTGTCTGCCATGTCATCAAAAATCAATGTGCCTTCCCGGTCGATTGTAAAATAATCCACCTCATAATTGCAGGTCGGAACTCCCTTATAAACCGCCGGACATTCCATGATTTCTGCCAATGCATTTACAAATGCCTTTCTCTCTTTTCCTTTCACTTCATACTTAATTTGCATCGTTGCTACCTCCTTTTTTGGTGTACTACATATATCACTCTAGCCCCCGAAAATAGCAACGGTTATGTGCATTTGCAGGTGTAGAATACACCCCTTACTTTCCGACACTTAATTGTGCATAATACATAATGCCCGAAAGCACAAAATAAACATTCGGAAGTGCCACTCCATTCCCCCACATCTTATATTCTGCCGAATCACTCTGCGGGTTCTGTAACCATTTCCGAATCTGTGCATCCGACTTTGGTTTTGTGGTCTTTCCTATTGCTTTGGCATGGGTTTCAAAAACCTCCCTCCACCTGGCAATATCCTCATCAGCGGGGTCTGCTATACCAAGTTCATCACACCACCAGTCCGGGAACCCCTGCAGTCTTGCACACTCGGTTGGTGTCAGCCTTCGGACAATATAATCTGTTTCCACTTCATCATTCACAATCGGTGGATCCTTATAATCAGTAGCCACAAGGGTATTTGCAAGTTCCTCTTCAGCAGAGGTAAAGAAAGATGCCTTGGAAGAACTGAAAACAGGATGTGCCACTCCGCTTGCCCCCGCAGCCACAAGGGTCGGCTCAACCTCTTCTTCTATCTGAAAGCTGAACTTTGCATTGTATCCCTGGTTCATGGCTGGTCTGCCAATGCCGTATGAAGGTTCACCCACGAAGTTTTCTTCCGGGTTTTTCATCATCTGACTGGACGGTCCCTTGGGACCATCATTTGCAGATAAGGTTGCATGGACTTCGGCAAACGCAACAGCGTGTTGCTCTGTGGCATTTAATGTGTACATGATGTCGGATTCCTTATAACCGTCTCCCCTGTGGGAAGGTCGGCTGCCGTTTCCTTCAATCACAGCAATGCCACCCTGATTACAGGTAGGATTACCACCATTGGCATCAAGACATCGTGAAGTATCAGCCTCATAAAAACCGCTGTTTGGATTATCTGATTTCATGCTGTTGCTGTTTTTACTGCATACACCAAATGCCCTCGGCTGCACAACGGCAACACCGCCCTGGTTGGAATCTGGGGAATTACCGCCTGTATCTATGGTGCGTGAAGTATACGTTTCATACACATTCTGCCTTGCATTTCTCGTACCCTCCGATGTGAACCGCACATCATAAGTCTTTGGTGGCTGTACCACAAATGGCTGGTTGTTTCCTCCTGTACCAAATGTAGATAGAATGGTTTGAGACACATCAAGCGGTCCCGTGTATCTGCTGTCCTGTGAATGGTTTTCAAACATCAAGCTGTCAGTGCAGCCTGTTTCTCCAATGCTTTCTGAAGTACGGCAGGCAGTACCTTGCCACGACTGGAAGCTCTCCGCAGAATACCCAGACAGGCCTTCTGACTCAAATAATATTTTTCCGGCACTCCCTCCATCAAAATCTGCGACAAGGTAGATACGTTGTCTTCTCTGGGGTACACCCCAATACTGAGCATCGAGGAGTCTCCATGCGACTGAGTAACCGTCTCCCATGATGCGTCCTGCATTCTCCCATTTTGAAGGTTTAGGTACTGACACCTGTTCGTCTTTGATTTTGCAGACCTCCGTGAGGACTGCCCTGAAATCTTCTCCTTTGTTTGAGGAGAAGGCGCCGGGAACATTTTCCCAGACGATGTATCTTGGATATTTTCCATGTGTTGCTTTCCTCATTTCTCTTATAATTCTGACTGCCTCATAAAAAAGACTGGAACGGCTGCCATCAAGACCACTTCTCTTCCCGGCAACGCTCATGTCCTGACAGGGACTTCCAAATGTGATGATATCCACGGGCTCCAGTTCAGAACCTTTTAATGTTGCAATATCTCCGTAATGTTTCACATTCGGAAAACGAACCTCTGTTACCCGTACCGGAAACGGCTCAATCTCCGATGCCCATATCGGTGTGATTCCTGCGAGCAGTCCACCCAATGGGAAACCCCCGGAACCGTCAAAAAGACTGCCGAGGGTCAGTGAAAATTTATTCGGTTGTTCCATCGGCATCCTCCAGTCCTTTCACAGCATCTTCGTAGCTGATTTTCTCTCCTTCACGGATGACATACACATCCATGCTGTCACCGTTTCTGAATTCAATGTATCTGTTTACGGCAACATCCACAAACTTTGGCTCCAGCTCCACACCATAACAGATTCTGTCCATCTGCTCACACGCCATGAGTGTGGATGCAGAACCAAGGAATCCGTCAAGAACTATTCCGTTTGCCTGGGTACACTGTTTTATCAGATAGGCAATCAGCGGCACAGGCTTACTTGACGGGTGTCCGAAGCCATCTTCTTTTGAATTTTTAATGCCATCAAACTCAAATACGGATTTCTGTTTCTGGTCACCATACCACTTATGCTTTCCGTCTTTTTTCCATCCCCATATGATTGGCTCCATGTTGAACTTCCAGTCAGTACGCATAAGGGGTGCCCTTGGCTTTTTCCATATCAGTCCTGCCCCAACCTTAAAGCCTGCATCCTCATATGCATCATAAAACACACGGGCTTTCATGGTGGCATAGAACACATAGATGGATGCATCATCCGCCATGCTGTCCTTAAAGTTCGTAAATGCTTTCATGAGGAACTCATATCCCTGCTTGTCATCAAGGTCATCATTTGCAATCTTACCCGATGCATTCTCAAGCGCCACAAAGTATGGCGGGTCGGTGCAGACAAGGTTTGCCTTCTTTCCTTCCATCAGTCTTTCATAGGTTTCCGGCAGGGTGGAATCCCCACAGATAACCCTGTGCTTTCCGATGTGCCAGATATCACCCGGCTGGGAAAAACACGGCTTTTGCAGTTCCTCTTCCACATCGAAATCATCCTCTTTGGCATCATCCGCATCCCCGGCAAGCAGGTCTGCAATCTCCTGATCATCGAAACCCGTAAGGGATACATCAAAGTCCATTCCCTCCAGGGACTCAATCTCAAGTTTTAACATTTCCTCATCCCAGCCTGCGTCCTGTGCATACCGGTTATCTGCAAGGATGTAGGCTTTCTTCTGTGCCTCTGTCAGATAATCCACAAGCACACATGGTACTTCCTCAATCCCCTCTTCCTTTGCTGCCATCAGTCTGCCGTGTCCGGCTATGACATTATAGTCTGCATCAATGATAATAGGATTGATAAATCCAAACTCACGCAGACTGCCACGGAGTTTATTGACCTGCTCCTGCGAGTGGGTTCTTGCATTATTTACATATGGTATCAGTTTTGCAGTCGATACCATTTTCATTTCCGTTGTATGTCTGCTCATCAGTTGCCCCTCCTTCTCATAAGTTTCTGCATTCCCCGGCTGGCAGCAATGACATCCCCATGCAGAGCCTGTCCCTTTATGGTTCTGTATTCCTGCTGTGTCATTTTCTTTTTATTCCCGTTCAGTGTTTTCAAAAACTCTGCTAATTCATCTGATTTCTGCATAACCGTCATCCTTTCCTGCTCCTTAATAATCTCTCCATCATGTCATCCTGTGGGGTTCCCTGAAATTCCACGGAACAGTTCTCCTTCACGATCTGGAATATCTGAAACCACACCTGGTTGACCTGTTTCATATACTGCTGTGACATAGCCACATACGGGCTGGCACACGCAGCTCCCGTGGTCGGATGCTTGGCAAGGAATCCATAATCTGAGATTGCCTGCTCACACTGCAGCCATCTCGCCACGCTCATTGCATACTGCTCGATAAGCTGGGTGCTGACCAGCTTTTCACATCCCCGTTCCTTCAGCCAGAGCCATGTTTCCTTAAACACTTCATCTGCACAAAGGGGGCTTCCGTTTTTCTGTTTTGCACTCAGGTAGTCCTTTGGATCTGGGACATCCTCACCCTTCAAATCCGGGGTGTCCGGCAGTTCCATCACTTTCAGCTTTCTACCACCCGGATTTCCCGTTTCCATCTTTTCCGTAAGAGCCTTGGACTTCCGTCCGCTCCCTGCACGGGGACCACCTCTTGCAGTTCCATCTCTCGCCATTTCTTCACACCTTTCCATAAAATCTCACAACAGGGGGTTATACCCCGTTTGAAAACGCTTTTTTTCCACACGAAGGGGCGGCACCGTTGCCCTTTAGGACCCGTGGTAGGGATTTTGACCGCCCCTAGCCTTTTAAGAAATGACCGTCATGACTGTCATTCCTAATAAAATGAAAAAGTTTTATAATAACTGTCATGACCATCACTCATAAGAATCACTCTTTCTTCCGTGCCAGCGGTCACCTCTCTCTGCATGAATCCTTGCATGGCACGACTTACACAAAGATATAAGGTTGTCTCTGTCATGGGTACCACCTTCTGACAAAGGAATCTTATGGTGTACCTCTTCCACCTCGGTTAGCACTCCCTTCTCGAAGCACAACTCACAGAAGGGGTGTGTCTTAACATAGCTGTCACGGATGCGTTTCCACGCACGTCCGTAGCGTCTCCTTGTAGCCGGGTCACGCTGGTACTTCTCGTAACGCCTGTTCTCCTCCTTCTGGTGTTCCTCACAGAACCTTCCTTCTGTCAGCTTTGGACAGCCGGGGTGATGGCACGGGTGTTTTGCTTTTCTCGGCATTACCACACCTCCCTTTTTGCATAAGAAAAGCCCTTGCAGGTATCACACCCACAAAGGCTTGTTACGGTTGCCCGTTTATTATTCTTTTTGCATTATAATCATATCACAGCAGGGGACTCTCATTCTATCACATTAACTCTCATCATGGGGAACGGTGATTTCATTCAAAGCTGCAGAGTGCATACGGTGAATGTGCTGAATGCTGTAGTTCATGTCCACGGCTATCTGCTCCCATGCACTAAAACACAGATACCGTTTCTCAAGAACCGTCTGATACTCCGCATTGGGAACTGCCCTGATAACCTCCATAATTTCCCGTTTCAGTTCCACAAGTTTATCAATATCACGGTTGATTTCTTCCTGCAAGTCAATAATCTTGATTACAGCATCTGCCATACGGGATCCTCCACGGTTTGGATTCCCCGGCATATCAGATATTGTAGCAGTACACTTTGTAGCCAGTTCATTCAATGATGCAACCTGCTGAATCTTGGAATTAATACGCATATCTAAAAAACGAGCCTGTCCTAAATATTCTTTTGCTGTCATTTTGACACCTCCGGTATTTTATTCCCTTGGATTGTCATGTCTGCTTTGACCGCCTCGATTAAAGCGGTCTGCGTATTCTCCTTTAAGGATAACGCCCTCATAATCCTTTCATCAATGGTACCCCTGGCAGTCAGGTGAAGTACCGAAACGGTATTTGAGGTCTGACCCTGTCTCCAGAGTCTTGCAACGGTCTGCTGATACAGTTCCAATGACCATGTAAGTCCAAACCACACAAGGGTGGAACCACCGCTTTGTAAATTAAGGCCATGTCCTGCAGAGGCAGGCTGTATCAGTGCCACAGGCAGCTTTCCTTCATTCCACTTCCTGATGCTGGCATCGGTATCAAGTTTCTGGAAATCAATGCCGATTTTTGTAAGCCTTTTTACGATTCTGTCATAATCGTGCTGATACCAATATGCCACCAGTATCGGTTTTCCGTTTGCCGCCTCAATAATGTCTTCCAGTGCATCCAGCTTACGGTTATGGATTTCTATAATTTCTTCATCATCGGAATAAACCGCTCCGTTTGCCATCTGGGTCAGTTTTCCGGAAAGAGATGCTGCATTGGCCGCCGTTATTTCGCCATCCGGCAGTGACAGTACCAGATCCCGTTTCATTTCCTCATAGCGTTCTTTTTCTTCATCCGACAGATAAACGGCATATTCGGAAGATACCAACTCCGGCATTTTCAAATGATCGGTAGCTTTCATGGAAATGGTAATATCAGAAATTTTCTGATAAATACGCTCCTCTGCACCGGGAAGAGGTTTATATGAATACACGACTGGTCCGTTCATTCTGTCTGGTTTAAAGTATGCTGTTCTGAACTGACCGATAAACCTTCCGAGCCGTTCTCCCATATCAAGCAGTTTAAATTCTGCAAACAAATCCATAAGTCCGTTACTGCTTGGTGTTCCCGTAAGACCGACTATCCTCTGTACGGACGGTCTTACTTTCATAAGTGCCTTAAAGCGTTTTGACTGGTGGTTCTTGAAAGAGGAAAGTTCATCCACAACAACCATGTCATAATCAAAGGGAATACCGCTTGACTCCACAAGCCACTGTACATTTTCACGATTGATAATATAAATATCCGCCTGCGATGTTAAGGCAGAAAGCCTTTCTTTTTCCGTTCCGACAGCAACCGCATAAATAAGGTCGGACAGATGCTCCCACTTATCAATCTCAGCACTCCATGTATTCCTTGCCACACGAAGCGGTGCAATTACCAGAACCTTATGTACATCAAAGCTGTCAAAAAGCAGGTTATTAACTGCAGTCAGTGTGATACTTGTTTTTCCCAAACCCATATCAAGCAGGACTGCCGCCACCTTATGATTTTCAATGTACTGTGTGGCAAAGGTCTGATAACTATGCGGCTTGTATTTCATCAAGAATTCCTCCTATCTGCTCCATGCCATCCAGGACATATACTGAAAAACCCAGCTTTCTTAAAAGCTTATGTCTTGCGGTCTGTAATGGTCTTGGCTTTTCTCCCGGTGCTTTTACTTCCACAAAAGCAAACCTGCCTTCCGGCAACAGCACCAGGCGGTCCGGCATTCCGTCAAATCCCGGAGATACAAACTTCGGACAGATACCGCCACATCGTTTTACTTCGGTTACTAATTTCTGTTCTATTTCTTTTTCTCTCAAATCCGCCACCTCCATCCAATGGGTTATGTGGAGGTCTATGGAGTGTATTTCCCTAACTTTATATATATCTAATTTTTTATGCCTTTAAGAATAGTTATAGAAAAGACATCCATAGACCTCCACACTATAAAAAATATCTTGTTATTCCAAGAACTCTGACTTTAATCGCAGACCGATAATAAGGTTACAATCCCTTGTCTTTTTACGGTCGAAACCGCAGCTTTCCAAGGCAGTGTAAAAATCTGCCGTACTGCGAATAAAGTCACCCACCTGGGTACAATACGCCCGGTATGAGTTATACACCTCTCCTGACTTTGCCGTGTAGCTTTCATCCACTTCACAGCATTCCGTAAGAAAATGTGCCATCCAGTCATTGTTTTTCTTATACTTGCGTATTGCGTCCTGTACTTTCTGCGGAGGCTCAATATGGTAATCATCCTCGATTACCTTTTTTGCACCCGCAATGACCCAGGACAGAATCGCACCTCCGGCATTCTCAAACAGATAATCTGCAAAGTTCTTCACATCCTTACTGCCTTCAATCTTTGCCTCAAAAGGAATCACAATCAGCCTTCGCCATGTGCCTTTGTCAATCGCACCGACCTTCGGCAGGTGGTTGGTATAAAGCACAAGTGTATGGCTTGGAATATAGGAAAAGGGTGCTTTGTATTTTTTCTCTGCATAAATCTCATCCGTAGAGCAAAGTTGTTTTACATTGGAAGTGTTAAGACGCATCCCTTCTTCCAGCTCTGCCGCAATCAGCAGTCTTTTCCCCTTAGCCTCAGCAAGTTCCGGTTTCACATTTCTTTTACACCCAACCGTCAGAACATCCGCAGAGATATTTCCACTGTAAGCCCCCAGCACTCTGGATACCACGTTCCAAAAAGTTGACTTACCATTACGTCCCTCGCCGTATGCAATAATCAGTGCCTCCACATATACTTTTCCGATAGCAGACAAACCCACTATTTTCTGTACATAATCAATCAGTGTTTTATCTTTGCAGAAGAACGTATCCAGTGCGTCCTCCCACAAATCGGCACCTTCACCACCCGGATCCACGGCAGTCTGTTTTGTAATATAGTCAAATGCATCATGTTCTTTTACAACACCCATACCTTTGCGAAGGTCATAGGTTCCGCCGGGAGCATTTAACAGAAACTCATCTCCATCCAGAAGTGTCTGCGTGATGCCCACCATCGGTCTTACTTCTTTCAGTGCCGATGTGATATACTTGGAATCCCTGCGTTTGATGGCATACTTTTTATAATTGACGGCATCCTCATATAATTCATAGGAATGAGTCTGCTCCTCATTAAAAGCTGCAACCGCTTTTTTCGCACCCATCTGTGCCAGTATTTCAAAAGCACCATTCTGTTCCATTTCTTTGAGCCTTTTCTTAATCTCCGTTTCTGCCTCGGCAAGCTGGCGGGTAGTAAGTTCCTGTGCCACTGCCTGTGCTAACGGGTCTGACTCTTCCCAAAAACTGCCGTTGTAAACAAGATAGCCCGTGGAAGGGGAATATCTGAGACTTTCGTTATATTCCCTTGCCATGACAACAGCCTGTCCCACATCAGAATAATCTTCCGGTTTCAGTTCATAGCCTGCATTGTATTGTTCCGGCGGAATGTATCCCTCCTGTGCAGATACCTTTGCTCCAAACTTTAACGCACTGTTCCAGATGGTTTTCAGTTCTGCATCATCAAGCGGGGGATCACATTTTTCTGCTTTCTGTAAATAAAGCTGATATGCCTCTTCCGTATCTCCATAGCGTTTGATGATTCTTCCTGCATAATGGGACATGGTACTGTTACGTTTTCCCTGTGGCACAAGACTTGTCTGCTTATCCCAGGTTTCAAATTCCTGGTCATCAAGAAAATCTACAATGTTACTGCTGCCATCATAGAATTCCACCTGTGGTGCAGACACACCAAAAAGCAGTCTTGCACTGTCCAGTGCGTTCCCGTCAAAGTATGGAAACGAAGCTGCGATGCGTTTCTTTAAAGCTGTATATTCTTTAGAGTCAGTAATCTCCGGGATAACAAAGTACACATGAAATCTTGGACGGGCTGATTTTCCGTCTTTTACTTTCATATGATTTCTGCTGTACACGGCCACAAAAGCAACATCCGGGAAAGCCATGGCAACCTCAAACGGAGTAATCCAGTCATCCGGGTTATCACTGTGGTCGTTGTCACAGTCAAGGGGAACGTTATCGGCTGTGATAAAATTGGAGCTACCACGATAATGATCCTTGTATTCTGCAGTGACATGGTCATGTTTCACTGCCTCAGCCATAGCCTTTTCATCCGTGATAATCTGTTTATTTGGATAAACACAGTTAGACAGACTGCCCACGCAGTCTGCCGTATAAACCGTCAATTTCATTTTGCCTCCACCTCCTGCAAATCTTCAGAAAAATATCTGATTTTCTTTCTCATTTTTCCTGCCAGTTCAATTTCTTCCGCCATGCCCTCTGTAATTTTGTTACCGAACACCCACAGTTCATCACATTTACCAAGGAACACTTTATTCATGAACATAGCAAGACCACGCTCATGCTCTTCTGAAATGTACTGCGGCAGCAAGAGATGTGGTGCAAACGGAATGGTATTCTTTGCAACAGCAAATCTTGAATACATTCTTGTATTGGCAGTATTTCTCTCAATGTCTCCGGAATAAGGACTGCACACATACACTACAGGCTTGAAAGAGGCAGCTTTTCTTGCTGCCCTTTCTTCCTTTTCAATACGGTTTAATACCTCATAAGTAACAGAATCGTAGTAACCTTCTGCATTAAATTTATCTGTCATCTGCATCCTCCCTCTCCATCGTTGGTAAAATACCGTCTGCCTTTAACAGTTCATAGATGAAAAGACGTCCTGCCTGAGTCCAGTATGTATGAACCGCTGTATGCATCGAACCGTCACTGCCCGGATAACTGTGAGTCTTTGTGCTGGTGTAACCCATCTCTGCATACTTCTGATACAACAGCCAGATCTTATTGCCCTGCTTGTACTGCACACCTTTTTCATGAAGATACTGATTCATACGGTTTGCACTCCATCCATAATCCTTTGCGATTACGGAGATTGCCACAAGATCCTTGCAGTTCAGCACAACATCGTAATAACTCGCCTTGGGTTTCATTTCAGTAATCTGCTGTTTCTGTACTGCTACTGTTTCCATCAGAGTTTTTGTCTTTTCACGTTCTGCTTTTAACTCGGTCAGTGCTGCAATCAGCATATCCGGGTCATTCAATACCTCGTCCACTGCATAAACACCATGCTTACGGATAGCAGGAAGAACCTCACTTGTTACCCAATGCTTGAACTTTTTAGCAGTCGGTAGCTTGCTTGAAAAAATAAGGCTGTAAAGACCGGACTCGTTGATAAAGATGGTTTCCTGCGTTCTTCCCATACTGTCGATGAGTCCCTGTTTTAGGGAGTCATCTTCATCAACGTGCATAGCCAGTGCATTAAGAGGCTTTGCATATCCTAAAATAGTAGCTACATCCTTACCGACAAAATATGGCTCACCATTAATAGACATTGTGCGGACAGAGCCAAATTCCGCATTATTAAAAACCTGTAATTCGCTCATCTGAATTACCTCCTGTAATTTATTTGAGGTTGCCCCTCTACCTTGTAGCCTTGGGAGAGGGTCAGATTGGACAGTCTTGCAAAAATTCCTGAAATTTTTTCTTTGCTCTTTGCAGACGTTTATAGACGGTATCTCTCTTTTCGCCTGTGGTAGCTGCATATTTTTCCGGCGTCAGTTCATCCAAACACACAGCAATAATGACTTCAGCATACTCAGGCTTTAACACGGTACGGAGTTTCTGACACAGTGCCTCGTACTCGTACTGACGGTTACGTTCCTCTTCCTGCGAGTAATCTCCAACAGTGTCCAAGCCATCACTTTCGTCAGCATCTTCATCTTCTTTATGGAACTGCTTTTTTAAATTGCCACGATGGCGGTGTTCTTTGTGCCAGTTGTTATAAAGAGGCTTATTAAACTCTTCATCCATGATGGTTTGAGCATCTCTGCGTTCAACAACCTCATCATCCTCTGCTGCACTAAGACGTCTTTGATAGTCCAATTCCACCATCACAGTGCATTCATCATCCGGGACATCAATCTCCACAGTGATAGGGTCCTTGTTTTCGTTGTAGTTCTCATACTTGACTTTGATTTTCATGATTTGTCCTTTCCGCTGAAGGTCAAAGACGGAAAGGTATGAAAAAAGCTGGTGCGATTGACATACACCAGCCTTAGATATCTGCAAAACGGCATAACAAAGCACGGCAAAGTACATCAAAATCGCAAAACTACTGCTGAAGTTTGCATTTTTCTGTATCTTTCCGTCTTTGTGGCCACTCAGACTTTTTGATATGGATTTTAGGTTTCTCAACCTATATTCAGTATAGAACATGCCTAAAAGTAATTGAAGATAGCAAGTTTACGCATAACTTTTATGAAATCGTAATGTCTAAAATATTGTTTTTATATATGAAATGATGTATAATTTCAATATCTCATAGTTTTTATCATTACTATCTATAGGTAAAAAAAATAAAGCCATGCGATATAGCATGACTTTGAAAATATTGAAAGGTGAAAAATATGCCTCAAATTATAGAAAATTTTTTTGAAAATAACGTATTTACATTTAAAAGTTATGCTTGTGACTGCGTAGAAGATGTAAATCACATCACTCCCGGTATGCCACCACAAAAAACTTTTAAATTTCAGTCTTATACAGACAAACCACTACTTTTTGGTTATAAGGCTAAAACAGGATTATCGAGAATAGCTCCAAATGGAACTACAGAAGAAGATAATATTCTTGGTTCACTTGTTTCATTACCAACAAAGAAACTCAAAGACCTGTATAGTTTCTTTGAGCACAATGGATTCTTATTTCCGGTCAGTCATTCAGAATACGAAAGCATAGATGCAGATTTGCTATATGAACTCATTCTTCGCATCAAAGCAACGGTCGAACTGATGACTGCGGTCAATGAAATTCATAAGGATTACGAAAAAATAACCCATTTGGCATTATATTTGATGATGTCAGAACCACTTCAGATAAAAATGGAATCCATGCCAGAGCCATACACAAGTTGTAGACACTCCTTCATGGATACGATGAGCAAAGCAAGTACCGTGTCGCTTAGTTGGGAGAGACAGCAAGAGGCTTTTAAAAAAGACACTTACACGGTTTCTGACACCATTGTCACACCATCATATGAATTTGATATTAATGAGTATAATGATATTGTGAGTGGCACATCAATAAATGGAACAATCTCTATCACACCATTTTACAAGCAAATCACAATGTTATACTGTAATTACAACGGCTCTCCAATGGAGAGAAAAATCATAGATTTTCTTTTTCACCTACATCATGATTTTGGTCAGCTACAAACCTGTGATATGATTAATGGTTTAACCTTATATCCTTCTGCAGATTTATCTGCGATGAATGATGAAATGAAATCCGCTATCATTGAAATTGCCCGCTATGTTTTAGGCGAAGAAATCAATGCCAATCTTAGTGGCATTTTCCCGAAATATGATGTACAGACAATGTCTCCCTCCTGGAAAGTGGATTCTTTGCTCAGTGCTATTTATTTCTCAATATTTTATTTAAAACCAGACCTTGAATTATATCGTCAATGTGCAAATCCACGATGCCAGAAATATTTTCTTGTGAAAACCACTTCCACAAGAACAAAATATTGCAGCACTGAATGCTGCAACCGGGTTACACAAGACCGATATCGAAAAAAGAAACGAGAGCAGAAATAAATAAGAAAAAAACTGTGCCATACAGTACGATTACTGCATAGCACAGTTTTTTTCTATTGTCTATCAATACCATACGGTGCTTTTTCCTCAGCAACTCTCGAAACAGTTGATGAAGGATTATTCTCATAGATAACAGGCTTTGAGACCAGAGCAATAGGTGTAGCACCTGCTGCTGGTGGCACAGGTTTTTTGCTCAAAACAGCCTCTATGCAATCTGCCAGGGCTACTTTTTCTTTCATTGGATTTCCAGTATAATGATACATCAGATATCTTGTATCCATTACGATACCTTGTATGCGTTCATAATATTTCTGATTTTTACGCCAATCACCGACTGCCTCTCCGATGTTTCCAACAACGGTATCAAGTTCAAAAAAGTTCTTGTTCATGTTATAAGGCATGATAAAAGCATTGAATAATGAATCAGCATTAACACCTTTATACTTCTCCAAATACTCTCCATATGTAATCTGTTTATTAATAGAAGAACTGTTTGGTAAATGATCAGGAATACCTGTCCAGCCGTATTTGTAGCATTTTGCATCAAGAATATAATACTTGTCATTGTAAATCATAATGGTGTCCGGCATAAGTGGACGTTTTTCTTTATATTTACCATAATCAAGCAACCACCTTGAACGTGGGAAATATTTATCTTTATCCTTTTCTCCAAATGCTCTATCAATTAGTTTTTCCCATACATGGTCAAAATCATCCGTACCGAAATAAAACTGTTTATCAGATGTCTTTTCATCCATGAATTGGAGCATATCTTTCATTGCCTGAAACAAATTTCTTTTTTTATCATCATTTGTGTTTCCAAGCTTTGTATTCAAAATAGCAATTGATGTCTTTATGTCCGGATGTGGGCCTGGCTGTTCCGGCATATATGGAACATACAGCCATCCTAATTTCTTGAAAGCTTCATATACACAGAAACGATTAATCTGAGTTATCTGTTTTGAATCATTGGGTGTTGTTGCTCTTACAGTAAATTCCGTGTAAATGAAAGAACTAACACCACCTCTTTGCTGCACTAAAGGCACTTGATTTCGCACGGTTTTAGGCCAGTCCTGTTTTCCAGTAGCACTTGTTTTATATGTAGGATCAACCTCTACATAATAGTTACCACCGATAGAAAAATAATATTCTATAACACCCTTATAGGCATTGATAGGAAAATCAACAGTCTGGGGAGCTGCAAATTTGTTTATTGCAAGCAAGCGATCTTCTTTAGTTGTAAACTCCGACAGCACTTGAATCAAGTGTTTAATGTCCGTTCTGATTTCTGCATCTGTTTCAGGCAATTGATATCCGATAGGAAAATAGACCATCGCATTATCTGAATCAGCTTTAATGCCAACAAAACGGTCACCATCTTCATTTGAATTAACATGGCAATGTTTAGTAATATCATCATCAACCATTGCCATGTATAATGCTGAATCTAAATCCATACAGAATCACCACCTTACTCTTCCGGATTAGTAAATGCGTCTCTTACATTATCTTTAAACATTGCAAAACGTTCAAGTTTTTCTGCATACATAAAAGTCCTGATTACTTGTTCCAAACTTTGGAATTCTGACGTTTCAAAAACAATCTCTCTATTAAACTTGAACGCATCATCCCATAAATATTTTATTACCTTTTCTGGGAATTTGCGATTTTGTTTCATTGCGGCACGTATTTCTGCCAGTCTGTTTTTTTCTGTGTCTGTAATAGTCTTGTCCTCTTCTTTAGTGCGCAATTCATCATATTCACCATCTGACAAATTTCCCATACTTGGATTGTATTCCAAATCTCTCAAATGAACGAAATATGCACCAAGACGTTTGTCTTCAGCAGATGTCATTCTTGCATTGTTGCCAACTATAATTTTATTAATCTGTGTACAGAACACTTCCCAAGTAATACCTGTATCAAGAATTTCAGCATCTGCTAATTTTCTATCTACATGCTCAAAATTGTTCTCAATCAAACGCATTTCCCATCTACGTTGAAAAGCCGTATCAAGAGTAAATACATTTTGGTCTGAGGTATTCATTGTACCGATAATCGAGAGATTAGATGGGATACGAACTTTGTGCTTTGCATCACCATAAACGACAGCCGCAATATTAGCATTTGTAATACCATACTCACTTGTGCCAATAGGATAACCATCGTCATCTACATCTCGTATTTCAGTCTTTCTATCCAGCAACTGGAATACTTCTCCGAAAATAGCAGGTGCATTACCACGATTAATTTCTTCAATAATCAAAATATATTCTTCCTGTGGATGAGCATATGCATCGGCTAAAATATTGGTAAACGGACCTGCTGTGAACTTATAACTTACCTGTCCATCCTCGTCTACATTAGGTAAAATCTGACCGATAAAATCAGAATAAGTATAATCAGGATGGAACACCAAGCGCTCTACATTGGTATCCTTTTTACAATATTCATGTTCAATAGTCCAGCTTTTACCTGAACCCGGGACACCATAAAGAAGGACATTTGTTCCTTTATCAATACGTGGTACTTTATCGTAATTTACAGTTTCTGAATTCTGTACATCATCTATCGTGCTTTCGCCTTCGAACTCATCAAGTTCAAACAAAGATTTCGTAGAACCCAAGAAACCAAGATAATTTTCGGTAGCAAAAATATTCGGATTGCTTTCAAAGATGAATATCTTCTTTGCAACTTCTTCAACTGCATCCGGATTAATTGATATGGAATCACGATCAATTATCAATGTAGGCAATTGCTTAAGTGCTTGTATCAATCTGTTATCAAATTTAGTGCGATACTGTTCAAATTCAGCATTTGCGGAAGTATCTTCTCTTAGCAATTTGATAAGTAAAAGAGTCTCAAGGAAATTTTCAAATACCTTTGTTGTTGCAACCAAATAACGATATTCAGTCATGCTTATTTTGTACTTTCCAGTCGAACGACCTAATTCAAGCAAAACTTTATAAAGCAACATTACAGGATACAAACGGAACTCCTGTCGAACACCATTATGTCCTTCATCTACATTCGAACTAATGTACATCTTTTCAATCTGTCTTTGAATAATATCTTCATATAATTCTTTGTTTTCAAATGCACCACCACATCTATTGTTTATTTCTTCAAAAGTCTCTGTAATAATAGCCTCTTCATATTTTGATGAAGTCATCGTAATTAATCCAAAGAAAGCTGCAACACGCAATGCACGATAATTATTTGATATTTCAACATTTGGCTTGCTTGCATTTACCTCAACTACTTTTTTCCCTATAAAATCTTGCAAATTTTCCGATGCGCTTTTTGATTTAAATTCCTTCAAGAAAGACACAAGATAACAAATATTATCAAATGCTGTAGGCTGTTTTACCAAATACCAGCACTCATAATCATTTGCGTTTTCTAATTCGTTTAGCTTGTCTTGTAAAACTGAATTCATTTTCTTATACCTCCAACTCTAATATTTTGTTTACTAAACGTGCCAAGAAGTATGACACTTTAGGTGGGACAGCGTTTCCTATCATTTTACATATTGATGTTTTGTTTCCGTAAAAAACAAAATCATCTGGAAAGCTTTGTATTCTTGCCGCCTCCCTTGGTGAAAGCGTTCTATTTTCGACAGGATGAATAAATCTTCCCCCTGCAGGCGTATCAAACCTTGTTGTAATAGTTGGAGCTTGTTCGTCCCAGCACAGCCTTCCATATGATCCACTATGAACCGAATTTATCGTTTCCTCCAATGAAGTAA